CTTGCCCATCCCCGCCACGTTACCGCCTAGCAGATGACATTTGATGCAATCCAACGGCCCTTCGGTCCATATCGCATGCTCGCTCACCAGCAACCTGTCCTGAAACATGAAACATTTGCCGCCCACCTTGCCTGTCGTCTTAGCTTTTGGGATGCGGATCACCCTGCCCTGCGTGGTAATAGATTCGGTGGGGTGGATGTAGCGCCCCTGCCACCCGCGTAATAGGCCGCCAACCGCGATAGGGAACAGGACTCGCTGCTCTTCAGCAGACCACCCGATACCGTACTGTGTAGCGACCTCCAAGGGCACGCCACGGCCTGCTAGGTAGGCGGCCCCTACCCGGGCCTCAGGGGCTGCGATATCAATCCACATGGGGTCTCTGGCGATTACTGGAGGGTACTGGATCTCGGTATCAAGTACCTTCTCCTCCTGCTCACCGTCCCAATAATCACCAAGATCCAGCCACCCATCGTCTACCGTGGCCCCCACTACCACGATCCCGTATAGTATCTGAGATAGATCCTGGGGGGTACGACGATATACATCTACTAACGCCCGATGGGCCGGTTGGGTCGGCGTTGCACAATGAAAACACTTACACTGTCCGGCGGTTTTGTCGACGTATAGTTTGTCGTGCCCGCAGCGAGGGCATCTCAAAATATATGAACGATACGTTTGACCAAAAGGTTCACTGCCCCCCTCGACGAGATTTCGTAGCGCAACGGAGTTAATTGTTGGGCGATAAGTATCCATGCGGTCTCGTAGGTATAGTGGCGATCAACCGTACGGTGATCTGATCGCTACTATACCCCTCTGGTCCGGATCAGATCCTTCATTTTACAATCCCGAACGATAGCAGCAAAAAGTTCGGGTTCTTGCTGGATGGCCTCTAGGATTGCCCCTTTGCCGTGCCAAGAACGGTCGCCGTAAGTGTAGTAGCCTTGTTTCTCTTGCCCGATAACTTGCATGCCGACACCTAACAGGAATACTTCTTCGTGTTGGTGTATGAACCCCAAGTCGTGATGTAGGGTGCATATTGCGACTCGACCGGGGCGATCCAATGAATTATCCAGACACGTAATACGAAGCTTATGAGCGGCGGTGTCGCTCTCTCCGTCTAGCCCCTGGATACTGTTATCCTCGAACGTGTTGCCGGCGAGATCGGTCTTGCCGTCTTTGTTCCGGTAATTCTCTACCATCAGGTAGTACTCGGCCATATGCTTGACTGCGAAACTCGTAGCCATCCGGATCTTATTACCTCTTCGTATTTCAAGCTGATCCATTTCGGCTCTCACTTGTGAGGTAAGCACCGTGGTGACTCCGTATCGCCGCAGCATCCCTTTGATTCGCGATAGCCCATCTTGGATGGTCGCAGCCTTGTCGGCGATTTGCTGCTGATCCACCGAGTCGGCATTCATCTGTCGTCGTCCGAGTATGTCTTGTAGCGAGTCGATGATAAACAACTTGACCTTTACGCCGGCCTGGCACAGTTTTGGAATCTCCTGTTCCGCCCGATCAAAGATATTGGAGGGTTCTCGGACCTCCCAGACTATTCGGCGGTCCCGATCGATCCCCCATAGCCGCATTTGAGCCGGGGTGACCTGGACGCTCTCGCGCATCTCAGTATTCACCTTGACTGTCACCGCATCTTCGTCCTGACGATGCATCAACCCCTCGATGGCGCTGATGATAATCGACTTGCCCGCTTTTGGCATGCCGGCCAATAGGACCGTGTACCCCTGAGGGATCAGCCAGGTGTTGCCCAGAATAAAACCTAAAGATGGCGTTGGCATCTCTATGCCATTTGCGAATGGATTAAAATCGTATTTTACCGCACCGTCTAGTTCATTGAGCTTCGCCATCATTCTCTTCTGCACATCTGTTAGTGCCATGATATCTCCGTATTGAATTAAGTAGCGTAAAGCGGCGTACCAAACCCTTCGACATCTACGAGAGGCGGGACCTCGTCGTGGGGTGGTTTGGTATGCCTAGGGGGCGGATCGATCTCGAACTCCTTGGCGGAGTTCCATGGTTCAGACTCCATCATGCGCGGATTAGTATCTACCCCAAAGGCGTTAGGCCGTACCTCGACGTTGCTGAGCCTAGGTCTCTCGTCCGGAGATAGCATATGCTTACACGCATCGGCAGCTTCGCGCAGGGCCATCATCTTGCCGAATAGTAAAGCCTCGGCTGCTTCCAGAGCCGCTCGCCCGTCTTCGATTTGTAGATATTCGGCATCGGTGTAGTAAAACGCCTCGCGAATATCAGCCGCCCCCGTGGCGGATCTAGACGTTGCCAATCCTCGCTCCTTGACCATCCCCGGAATGAGATCTAGTAAAATAACCGCTCGACGGCGGCGAGCCTCCACCGTAGCGCGAGCAACATGCAACTTACACATGGCGTGTAATTTCGATGTATACACGTAAGCTCGCGTGAAATCCGCAAACAGATCCTTCGCACGACTCTTATCAGCAAACGCGATCTCATGTATTCTAGCCTCGACCGGAAAAACAGAACCTAACTCAAACTCTACCGGCGCTCCACCTTTGCGATACGGAGCAATTGATAATGTTGTAGGGTTAGTCATATGTTACTCGCGTAAAAATTAAGCCGGAATGCCATAAATACCACCCGATACTTGAGCGTTGCCTCTTATTATGGTATCGCCGCCCACGGCGGAATCGCCAAATACCATAGACTTGCCACTCACCTTAGCATACTCGTATATCTTAGCACGCCCGAGTACCGAGGCGTCATCATATACTCGGGCGTGTCCGAATATCTGAGCGTAACCAGACACCCGGCCCTTGCCGCCCACCTGCGCGTTCCCCAACACACAGGCGTCATCAAGTATCCGAGAGTCATGTAGTATCCGAGAGTTGCCACCCACTTTGGCGTGGCCGTATACCTGGGCAGCGTCTGATACCTTAGCATCACCCCACACGTAGGCGTTGTCGGATACCCGGCACGCTCCTTCCTGCGCGAGATTGGGGTAGTCCTCGATGTATCCACCCTTTACTCCGTCTCCGTAAAGCACTCGACGTAACGTGTGGCCACAATGAAGGATCGTGTCGGAGTCGGAGAGGGTGTATTTGAGATTTTTGGGGGGCACGATCGGGTATCTTGTGTTAAGTCAATTGCGTATATACCTTTGCTCTCGGTTAACTACAGCAGATTGTTGTCCAGTATCACGGCCTCGCCCGATACCCAAAGATCGCCGGAGATTTTTGCGTTACCGAACACTTGAGCGTTGCCATATATGCGAATATCGCCGTGTACCTCGGCATTGTCGGATACCCGAGCGCTACCCCCCACCCGAGCGTGACTATGTATCCAGGCGTCATCTAGTACCTTGGCGTTATCGAGTACCGAGGCCGTGCCCGATACCTTGGCGCCGCCACCTACCTGAGCATGGTCGTATACTCGGGCGTTGTCGGACACTTTGGCGTTGTCGGACACTTTGGCGTTGTCGGACACTTTGGCGTTGCCCGATACCACAGCGGCGTCTAATACCTGAGCGTCACCCCACACGTAGGCATTGTCGGATACCCGGCACTTACCGTACTGTGAAAGATTTCTGTGACTCTGAATATACCCCCCAAACGTACCGTCGTTGTAAATGATTCGACGTAGCGTACGATCAAAAACTTTGACGATATCAGTGCCAGAGAGGGTGTATTTGTACTTATATTTTGTGGGGGGCATGATTTGATATTTTCATGTTAAAAATTAAATTGTGCCAAAAAATCCGCTTCCGCTGAGTCGTTGGTCGTCGTCACTGTCTTGGGGGCAACAACTGCGGCTGGCGCTGTAACCGATATATGTGGGAGAATCACCGATACCGCCGCGGGGGGTGGGGGGGGCACAAGCATAGCACGAGCGCGCGCTAGTAGATCTTCATTATTAGCCGCGCTCGGAGCCGGAGCAACAGGAGCCGGGGCGACCGCAGGAGCAACAGGAGCCGGGGCGACCGCAGGAGCAACAGGGGCTAGACGGTCACTACCAGCAAATATCGCCGCTACCACTTCCGGGTCCCCTTTGGCACTCACTAGGCGCTTTACATCCTCTAGGCTCAATCGTCGAATCCCCACATCGCCGATATCCATACAGGCGTTACGAGCCTTATTGGCATCTTCGACAGTTAAAGGGGCTAGTTTGGGTTTCTGGGCTCCATCAATGACCTGTCCATTGATGATCACTTCCTCGGTGACCACTTCAACATCGTACTCGGTTCCGAATCCTTCGCCGGAGCGCGAGATACGGAACCACAGCCCCTGACTGGCGCTAATAGCGTCAATTGGGACTCGGCGATTCTTGTAGTCGCCGATCAAGGTCTCTATCTTTTTCCACACACTCTTCCCCGGCATCTTGGCGGTAAAATATCGTCCCGAACTATCCTTGACGTTAGCGTAGAATTTGAATTCTCGGTTGTGTTTTGATAGCCAATTTTTGTGGGATTCTGTTGCCGACTGAATCTCGGCCGCACTCTTCCCTTCTTTTTGCATAGATATTTCGATCTGTGCCTTCTGGGCCTTGACCATCTGAATGGCCTGGCACTCCGGACACTCCTGCAGAATCACCAACTTCCCTGCTACCCACTTGGATTCTTCTACACAGTAGAAGGGGTTGACGATTTCTTTGTCCGTCCCTTGCTTCTTGGTGCCATACCCATAGTGACTACTATGAGGCAACACAAACTTACCGGTTGCCACCTGACTCAGGATCGGCGGCAGAATACGCCATTCCTGTGACCCCTTCTTGGGGCCTTCGGGGAAGCTTCTTTTTCCTGAGTCAAAAATGGGTGTGCCGAATCCGTCGATAGTTTCAGTTGACATATTGTTATCCTTGGTTTTGGTTGTTGGAGGTTTTAGAAGGACGTCCACGCTTGGGGGCGTTGGCGGTTTCGTTGGCTGCTGAGGTGGTAGCTGAGGTGGTAGCTGAGGTGGGTTGCATTTTGGCGCGTAGTTGTCGAAATGCCACAATCACGTCGTTGTTTTCGGGGCATGGTTTGGTGTCGACAACGATATTGTGCCCCGAGAACAGGCGCTGAAATAATTCGCCTTCAATTTCAGCCTGCGACGCGTTGACAAGCGACACTGGGACGATATTCAGCTCCCACTGTTCTCGTACGATTTTGTGGGCAACAGCAAAATCGATATACAGACCGAGAAGGTCGTCCATCACGGTACCTCGAATTATCTCTCGGGTTAGAGCCACTCCATCTTCAAAAGACGATAACACACGCCCCAAATAGGGGCCAAATTCGGGGATTGGTATAGAACGTACGCCTAGCTGCGAGAGGATTTGACCGACCGCCCCCTGAAACGACAGCAGGGAGTCGAGCGCAAATACCCCATCTTGGCGCACTGTCGAATACCATCCAGTAGTGATAAGGCGATACAGCTCCGTGACGTCTATTGTAATAGCGGGCCCTTCATCTTCGGCGATTTCGGTAAACGCCACCGCCCCGGGACCTCTCACAAACATACCCCCCGCATAGTCCCCGACGCTGGCTACTAGCTCGTTCATCTGCTCGTTATACCGAGCCAGTGCGGCGTTTTTTAATGCACATCGGCCTGGTAGTAGCGAAAAATCAACATCCACCAAACTTACCTCGGAGGCTGTCTTGTTGATGTTGATTTGTTGGATTTGTTCAGGTAACTGGTTCATTTTGTTCATTTTATTCCTTTTGGACCTATGTCGCTGTAGATATTATAGCACGGTACCGAGGGATTCTATTTCTTGAATTTGTTTGGCTAATGAATACGCCTTAGTTTGGTGGTTGATAGAGTACTTGGAATGCCGTTGAGCCGATTCGATGTGCCCAAGGGCCATTAAGGCCCGGGCCTTTTTACTCTCCATCGCTGCCAAGGCGCACTGCGCCTTGGACTTGCGCTGTAGATCGGCAATGTTCCTATCGATCTCGTCTTGTCTACTGGGGCAGCCGGCCAGATGCCATACATCTACCGCATGGGTAATGTCTGGGGGGATTTTTTCGGTCAGATCAACCACCGGTATTCGATCGGGTTGACGCTGTGTGTCCTCTGCCTCTTGTAGTATTTCGTCGATTACCGACGACCAGTCTGCCACGCTTCGGCCCCGAATAATTGTTTCGGCTAATGGATCAGTGGATAGCAAGGCTTTTCCCGTCGTCGATTTGGTCATTACATGGCCCCTGCAGCAGCAGATCGATGTCGACAGCTTGGGCGCGAAAAAAATCACGTAGATCACTGTCACTGCGCTTATCTAATGCCTTGAGGTACCGATCTAGATCTCTATTTTTCATGAGATTTGTTGGAAAGGATTTGGTCCCGAAAGAACTCGATTACGAACCTTCATGTCCCCCGACACCCTGGCATCGCCGTACACCTTGGCAGCATCTAGGATTCTACAGCTACCCTCTTGTGAGAGGTTACTATACGTTTCGACATATCCGCCGATCGTACCGTCTCCGTAAAGCACTCGACGTAACGTGTGGCCACAATGAAGGATCGTGTCGGAGTCGGAGAGGGTGTATTTAGAGGTCATACTCTTCCTTGTTTAGATGATAACACGACGTTTTGCGTTTGCTGAATCTACTTATCTACCACGATGACCGCTCGAACAAAACGACCGTTGTCCGAAGAATAACAAGTTCTTCGGATAAATATAATAACCTGCGCATAGTCGATCGAACAAGATCTCTCCTAATCCGTAGTGCGATCGCTACGCATTTGGCACGATAACCTGCTCACTATCTGGTCGTCTCATTCCCGTGCGCGCAAGCTCTCTAAGGCGATTCGGATCATTGACGCGTTATCTACTTATCGTCTATTTGTTCTGATGATTCTTTGATTACTACCGCCGGGGTAATCACGCAAATATCGTCCAAAGTGAAATCTTTTTCGATGTCCCATCGACGAAGCGTCAGCACACATACGCCGCCGATCGTCCCTTCTGGTAATTTTATTGGTGTCTTGACGGTGTCTCCGTCGGGCTTTCGAGTAGTCCGAGGCCACAGGTTGGCCCGAAAACGCTCGCCGTCAACTTCAAATGACACCTTGGTGGCCTTGCCTCCCCAAAACGATACCGCCTCCGACACGTACGCAACACATCCAAATTTAAACTTTGGCGGAATGCCCCCGATGGAATTAGTAAGCAATGCTCGAACCGCCTTGCCGGGCACCAACACGGTCCAGTTTTGTCCCTCAAATTTCTCGGGCGCATGCCAGGCGTACTTGTTGCCCTGTGTTTTGTAATCAACTCGCCCCATAGCCGCCACTAATTGAGCGAGCGGTTGGGTATATGACGGTAAAATGCTCTTGGTCAGCAGATACCGTTGAATAGGGGTCAGGTTTAAAAATCGCTCGTCGGCTTTGTGTATTTTTAATTCGCCGGTACGTTTATATCGGCGGTCGTTTACTTCAGCGTCGGTGGTCTCGTAGAAGGTCAGCTTGGTGTATACGTCATTACACCCGACCGGAAACAAGGAGTCCGCGCACCCGGATACAATCAATTTAGTAATCAAACTTCGCCCTAATGCACTGCGCCCCTTGTGCCCGTTTACTAACGTTTCCTTCTTGACTTTGATTTTTTGCAGGAAATCACGTAGATCCGTATAAGGGCGGCGGGCTATCAGCTCTTCGTGGGCGGTGGGGCCCACCCCAACTAACAGCCGCAGAGGGGCTCGAATACGCTCATTTTGGATCTCGAAATCGTCTCCACTGAGCCGTACGTCGGGGGAGTCGATTAGGTGGCCGGCGTGCACCCAGAAGGAATCATCGATTTCGTTGCGATCGGCGTTGCGCAATACGGCGCACCACCACTCAAGCGAATAGTAATGTTTTAACCACGCACATACATAACCGGTGTACGCGTAGGCGGCTGAGTGGGATTTGTTAAATCCATATTGACCAAAAGTAAACATCTGCCCCCAGATTCTTTCAGCCTCCTCGACACTCCCAAGCGTCTTAATGGCGCCAGGTAGAAATATGTCGCGGTCTTTGGCTACCTCGGCCATCTTTTTCTTACCGATATGTTGCCGAAACAGATCTCCTGCCTCCGGGGTGGTCTGTCCGATCTCCTGGAAGATTTGTTGGAGCGATTCCTGGTATACGATCACCCCGTATGTATCAGGTAGGAGTCTGTCAAGGTGGGGGTTGTTACCGATCGGCTTGGCGCCGCTAGCCCGCGACGCAAATTCAGCTAGCATGTTGCGACTAACCACCCCGTCGGTAACCGTTGCGTCCAAAGGGCCTGGGCGATCTAGGGCCGTAAAGGCCGACAGGTGGGCCACGCTGGTAAGAGTATGTTTCCCGTTGACGAAGAATAATTTTAACCACTGCTTGGCGGCCGGGGTGGAAAACTGGAACACAGTCTCGGTCTTACCTTCACAAATGTCTCGGAACACCGCCTGATCTTCAGGCAAATCCCAGACATCTAATAGTGCCCCGCAATGTGGAATCACCCGTAGCCCCGGCACCCGTAGTCCGTCGATCTGTTCATCTTTTTGAGTGTATCCTTGCCGCTGCTGAATAAGCCGTATACACCCTTGGATATCCTTTAAGCAACTCACACCCAAAAAATCCAACTTGATTCCGCCCACGGCTTCTACGCCCGAGGGGGTATATTGGGTTACCGGCAGAGCACTGGACCCCACCGTGGTAGTAGGAATAAAATTGACGATAGGCTCATCGCTTAGCACGACCCCGCAGGCGTGTATACTCTTTTGGCGCTGTAGCCCTATTGCTTTTTGTGCCACCTCCCAGTGTTTGGGGTATCTTCGGGTATATTCTTTTAGTGCCTCGTCGGTCTCGATGCTTCCGGGCACTGGTTGTCCGTCTGCTCCTACGTACCCAAAAATAAAATCTCTGTCGGCGATCCCTTGTGGCGACACCTGCATTCTGGCTACTAATTTTTCGATCTCGGGCGATACCTTGCCATCCAACACTCTGGCCACGTCCTTGACGGAAGACTTCAGGCGCAACATGGTGTCGGTGGAAATCTGAGCAAAATATCCATCAAAGCGGTGACGTAGGTATCCTTCGTATGGGGCGACAATTGTTTTTATCGACTTAATTTTCATCGAACCACCCCGTCACGTCTAGGCCTTTCGACATGGCTTCAGCCACCAACATGTCGCCTTGGTCCGTGTGCACCTTCTGGGATTTCAGCACCCGTCGACTCGTTCCATCTTCCATCTCCACGTCCAGCTGCTCTACCTCACCGCCGAGGAGAATAGACCGATCCGCGCTATCGTTGTCGATGTCGGGCATCGAGTTGCCTCGAATACGCGTGGTGGTCAGAAATCGCTCCATCGATAATCCATAGCGCAGAGGGTTGATATGGGTAATACCTAATAGATATGACAGCAATACTCCACCTGCAGAGCCGCGAGCCATGCCGGTCAGTAATCCATTCTTTTCGTACAGGTCTGCCACCTCATGGCAAACAAAAAAGTAAGGCAGCAGATCGATGACCCCATTTTTATGTATCATCGTGATTTCTTTGGTCAATCTCGCGCGCCACTCAGCGTTATCCCACCTCATTCGCCCCACCTGTCGGATCAGCTCCATGGTGTGCTTGAGGGTGTCGGTGGGGTAGAAGTGGGCGGGCAACTGCTTGCGGGCCTGCCACTTCCAACCAAACTTCCCCGCCCAGGCGTAGCTGTTCTCCACCCACCCCTCAAACTCTTTTTGGGTGGTGTGTAGATACTCCTGGAAATGTCCGAAGGCGTCCAAGGAGGATTGGCGATCATATGTCTCCGACATCCTCCATGAATCCCCACCACTCATCAAACGTACGTCCTGGACCGGCTTGTCTGCAGGATAGGCCAAGTGGGCATCTTCGCTACACAGTACCGGATCCCCGTACTTATGAGCCAGCCCCAACATAAACTGGTTCATGCCCGTCTGTAGGGCTCCATCGGGGGCCAGAGGGGAACACTCATTGGCCACATAGCCCTCCACCGACTTGACACTTACGATCTCGTAGGCTTCCGGTAAGTCTTGCCAGGTATTGTAGTTTTTGGTGGCCGTCAGGGTGGCGGTGGCCGACCCGCGCCCCGAGATTATTTTGGTCCATAGTCGCGCGAACTCGTCAGCGGCCCCCTCCCATACCTCTCCGCCAGCTAGTGTGATTCGGAGCTTCTTGCCTGTCCAGAATCTTAGAGGGTCCGTCTTGTTGGCGGGTTGAAAAAACACCCCCTTGACCCAATTGGTATTGCACCTATGGGGCATCACCTCAACCATCCAGTTGCCGGGACGCACTATACCTCGCAGAGCGGCGTAGTAGGCTTCGGCGATATCGGCCCGCCCCAACAGTAGACTACGGCCGATGATGCCAACCAGACACCCCGACCCTACCGTGATATTTTGCCCACATAGCTCTTCAAGCTGTCGCCAATTCCATAGAGGCTTACGCTCTGATCCATGTCGCTCAGCCCGCTGCTCAGCTGCGCTGGATAGTCGACACATGGTCTCATAGGCCTGTTGGTCGGCAGCATGAATGGTTAAGTGTCCGTATTTATGGTACGACGCGTAGGTGCCTTTGTCGTCCTTGGGTATCCCGAACTTAGGCAATATCGGATCGTCGTCGTCGGACCTATAATAGATCTCTTGCCCCAGTATGCTGATTAGATTATTTTTTTGGGCCAGAGCGTATACGGTGGGGCAGTTAGCTAGTGTGCCGTGGTCCGTGCAGGTGGTATACCCGGTCCCCAGCTCTATCTCGCGCCGCATAAAAGCGTCGGGCGTAGAAGCGGTGTCTAGTGATCCTTGATGGACGTGTGGCGACACGAAATTTCTCATATTAGTTTTGGTCGTCCGATTAAGGGGTATACGGGTCACCGCATGTACGTCTCACTCGACTGGACCGTGAGCAGGTCATTATACCCCCATCATCCCCTATCATATGATAACACGCCCCCAAAAGCTCACTGTCTCACTCGACTGGACTGCTAGTGGTCACCGGAGTTCGTCGATAAGTATGTAGACCCGACCAAGAATCGTCTCGAACTCGTCGTTGTCGGGCAACGAGGTGGCATGGTGCAATAACTCGTGAGCAAAGGCGGTCTCGGCGCCACGCGTGGGAGCAAAATCCGTGTAGTCCTGCAAGTCCTCTGACCATTCATGTTGCCAACCGGCCGACACCTCTATCCATGGATGGTCCTATCCGCTGTGATGATAGCACCCATAAGCCCTAGTGCCGCCGCAATCAAGTACGCCGTACGACCATAGGACCACCACCGGGGTGGGGAGGGGGTAGCCGACGACCTGCTCGACGACCTGCTGGATAGCTGCTATGTCGGCGTCGAAATCCTCGGTCCCAACCCATTCGGGGGCCCCAGAGTCAATCCAAGTACCGACTTGAGGGGTAGACTGGTAGTCGGCCGTGGGGGCTGCATCCGGCTCTCGACCACACCCAGCAACCAACACGAAGGCGACGAGGATTAGATTGGAGATATTTTTATAGGCGATCATGACAGTAGTATATCACCATCTCCTTGTGTGGTCAAGGTCTTAGTCTTTGCTATCTCACTGTCTCACTCGACGGCCTATCTACGATGCGCCCCAACAGGCAGCGCATTTCTTGCAGGATCTCCTGGGCTCTCGCGCCCGATATCCCCACGTGCTGCTTAAGTACGTAATATTTTTCGTACGATCGCTCGTACAACTCCAACCACCCCAATACTCGATACGCAAAATCTCGCTCGATCACGGTCGGCAAGGTGTGGACGTACTCGGCCGCCCGCCTGAGGCATACCAGATGATGGGCCGCGGTCATATTTTGAGCAGCGAGGGTCATCTGCGGGGCTCCCGTACCTTAGATATAGCTTTGGCGTTTTTTATGCAGGTGTTTATTTTATTGGTCGCCGCCGTCGTACAAGATCTGATACACGCTCGCCCCACTTCGTTTTTCCTCGCTGGGGCCGCCGAGCTGCTAATTAGATCCCGATAGGCATCAGCGCATTCGGATATGCACGTCTCGTTGTCTCCCACCGCCCTGTCGACACATCGTTGGGCGTAGTCGACCGCCGCGGAGGCGTAGATCGCCGACGGAATCAAATAGGCTATTAAGAGGAAGAGGATAAGGAATCGGCTCATGAGGTAGGTGATGGTATATTTGGTCGTCGTGTGAATCGTCACCGCTTCGATGGTGGGGCAGTGTCTCGATGTATCTCTTCCTGCAGAAAACCAGAACATAACACTACTGTAACACAAACACCTGACTTCGTCAACAGGTATTACGTGCTGATTAGTTTTTGGGTGGCCTCGGAGTGCTTTACTACCACGCCGACCGGCCGGCCAGTAAGCGCAAAATGCGCGTCTTTGCCGGGCTTCAGTGTCGCGGTGAGCTTGACGGTGGCACCGCGCAGGGCGTCTAATCTACCATTGGGGCCGCACGGCATCGAGTCGAGCAGGGCCGCCGGAACGGTGCCCCAGGCTAGCCAGATGCCGTCGCCGCATGGCACCTTAACCGTCATCTTGTAGGCGGTTCCGTATGGGGTGTCATAGGCCTTAGCCGACACCACCACCCCCAAAAAAGTTTGTCGGCCAGTACCGACAGGAGCCACCACCAGTTTCTCGGGGGGTCGCCTTGACTCCTCCGCTAACCTGAGTACTAGCGCGATCTGGCGATTTGTGATCTTGCGATACTTAGCAAATCGCACCGCGATGTCGCGGACGATAGGGTGATCGACACATAGGGCGTCTTGTAGCCCCGGGTTTTGGTCTAGTATACTCTGGCGCTCGACTTCAAGGCGCTCTTCGCGCTCAGCGCTGAGCGCCGCCTTCTTGGTTGCCATCTCATCGTTTTTGTGCCTACGACGAATCGCTTTAATCTCCGACTTGAGTCCAAAATCTCCGGTCTTATAGACACAGTCGCATCCTACCTTAAACTGTCTATGATCAGTAGAGAGGATCAAGTAGATATTCTTAATGCTCGTACCGCAATAATCACAAGATGTCCTCCCCTTATCGAACCCGACCACACGAAAAGGGGCTTCACCGAGGCCGGCTTGCGAAAAGGGATGGGGGCGGTCGATCATGAGATTAATATACGCTACCCATACGAGAATGTCAAGAGGCGTGTTGGCCGCTATTTTGGGGGTGATTTACTGTCTCGTTTAGGTGGAATGTGAACAGGGATTATTAACCGCCAGTAACAAACGGACGCAGGGCGGTCCAGATGGCGTCTAGCTCATCATTCGACGCCTTACCCAACTTGACTCGATCTATTGCGTCGTCTATACGCACGACACGCCAGACTCGATTAATTTTGGTTTGACGTAGTATTTTATCCACGACCTCAACAGTGAACGGACATATCGTCATCGACCTGTCTAGTGTATATTTACTGAGCCTGATCTTGCCGGTTGGCGTGATTTTTGTAACGACGTCGCGACTGTACCAAGCATCTCCTGTCCGTGTCGTATTCGATATCGCCACTGCATCCCCGACCTTCAAGTTCTTTAGCCACTCACATCGCTCTGTATCAGTCATGACTATGATATATCACACCTCGGTATAGAAGTCAACCAGACCATAGGGCGAGTCACAACACTCCACCTACCCAGAAACACAGTCCTCCGATATCATACCCCGAATCTTTCCGACCACTGTCCGGTACTGCGACTCAACCCAGTCGGATGTTTCGCCTAGCCCTTTGGCGATCATGACGGTGGGGAGTCCGTCGGGGAATTTTTGGATCGCCTCATCGACACTATAATGATAACGCCGAAGGAATACGTAGTCGGTTTCTTGGCGGATCATTTGTCGCTGTTCTTCTGTTATGGTGGCCATATTGCCCCCTCAGTCGCTATTATACAACGTTACTTGTAGGACGCTGTGTCCAGCGTTCCAAGGGCACATCGATGATTTCGCCTAATCCTAGTGATTTTGGGCATATATCTTGCAAGTGCTTTTCGGCAATGGCGAAATGTTCTCGTCTCGCCCGAACTTCGATGGTGGTGGTATTATATAGTTGCCTCGCTGATGTGATTTGTGCACGGTAGCTCCTACGTCTCTCCGCTGCCGCCGCGTACTCGGGCAGAGATACCACACATCCCTCGTCACAACACCGCACCATCTGCCTCTGCTGTGCGGTTTGCTGATCGACTAGGTGGACCAAGGCATCGATCTGATTTTTGGCTTTCGCCGCCCGCCCTTCTACTTCGACTAGCGCGGCCGAGAGGGTGTCAACTGTTTTTTTAATCTTAGCAATATGGTCGATTTCAATCATGATCGTAGTATATCATGCCTTAATAGCCTCAGTTAACCGAACCGTCATATCTAAAACTCGCCGTTCCAAGGTCGGATGATTTTATCTAATGCAGCTGCTTGATCTTGTTTTGGTCCGACCTGAACAAATCGACTGTCTCCTACCAAGAAGTCTGGTGTACTCTCAATCAGATACTGGCCATTGCGGCTCGATGGATGCGCGATACTGACCGTAAAAGGATCTGGAGGAATCAGACATCCGTTGGTGCACAGGGCACCTGTGGCCGGGTAAGATAGCATCCCGACGTGTCCGTGTCCCACAATAAATAAGCGATATGACTCCTTGCCTCGCTGGGTTTCGCCGTCGTTGATGGCCAGCATCTGTGACTCTAGGTGTTCGGTGTTAAGCGATCTCCCTACGTTGCCTACACTCAGGCAAGTATCGCCGTGGGTAGCGTATACACGCTGTCCGGCGAACGGCGAATATTCCACGAAAGGTGTGCGAGGAATTTCAACTGTGACGTTATCAATATGAGCCAACGCGGCTTTGATAGCGATGTAGATGTGGGTCGCAAAACTATCCCATTTGTCGTTGATTGCTCGATCGGCGTGTACGCCGGGGTTCCGGTCGTGATTGCCGGAGGAGCACAAAATCGCTACCGATCGGTACTGGCTCCCTAGAATTACAAACACCTGATATAGCAACCAAACAGCGTCAGCCACCTGCTCGGCTAGTTTCGCTCCACTGGCAGATGCGTGAATCAACCCCTTAATCAGATCCCCCAGTAGTAACACAGTCAACTTGGTCTGTTTCCGGTAATCTCGCTTGAACTCACATACACTCTTAGTCACCCATGCCAGGCGACGCGCCTCCTCGACGGCGCCAAAGCGATGCGGTACCTCTCTGGGGTCCAAGTTGGATCCCAGATGTAGATCGGATAGTACCAAGGTGACCATCCTCTGTACACTGTCTTTTGGTGCTCTTTTAACACTATACCCAAAGGCCTTTGGTGCGTGTTTCGTGAACATCCGATTCATCAAATCTTCTAGCCGCGACAAAAACAGATCTTGGCTAGCCAGAGCGTTAATGGCCGATTTGCCGATTTTGGCCATTTCCTTGAGTTCTAGCTTCTGTATTGTGTTTACAGACGGCACCGAGGTAAAGAAAGCACTCTTGATAGCGTTGAATCCGCCAATAGAGGTAACGTATGTCGAGAGTTCACGTAGAGCAGACGTATCAAACGCCTGTTCGGCCCGTAGCCATGTGCGAAACACCCCGTACGGCAAATCGACTGGCTGAATTTGTTTTCGGACACAGCACTGCGCCATCAGTCCTACTAGTTTTGTGGTCGTATCCGAAATAATTTTTGACATACGCTACCTCCGTTGGTGTAGTGATGTACTGTAGATTCTCATCGCAACATTGTAACTGCTAGTAGATGTTGCATGAATCATTTCAAGAGGCTATTCGTGTTTATTCCGGAGTTGCGGATGTTGCTTCTGTCAATGCCTTGGCCTTCGAGACAGCGGCAACCTCTTGCTGGTACTCGACCGCTCGCGCTTTATCAACCCGGTAGATCTCGGTAACGGTCAATGTGGCGTTATTGTGTTCTACAACATCCCCAACCCTTTTACCCACAAACTTGCCGCGAATATCGGCGGCGATGGCGCGTACCTCGAACTGAGCGCGACGTGTCTTGCTGTCGGCCCCCACATCGGCACCAACTATCAATGTATCTTCGGTTGACTCTTCGACAGGCTGAAGTACTCCAGCGTCCGCAAGCAACTTGACCCCATTCCCCATCTCCGTTTCCTGCTGGTCTTGTCGTTCTTGTCGCAGCCGTAGAATCTCAGCAGTAACCGACTCTTCGCCAAGTAGACTGACGATGGCGGTGAGGACCTCTACATTGGCGGCCATTGCCTGGCGAACCTCGAACGCCTGAGCGTCTAATTGACCAACAGCCTTCTGCAACTCCTGATATGACTGACGTAGCTTCTTCTCTTGCATAGTGACTCCTTTGTGGTTTATTGTATTACTGCGTTAACATTGATGCGCCTTCACCATCTATCACTGTCCCTTGCGTCGCTGCCTGCTCCTGGGCTTTTTGCGCCATCACAGCACTCATCCCGAGGCCCTGCGGCATCCGATACCTTTTAGGTGGCGGGGGTGACGGACGGTTGGCGGCGCTGTCGACGTCGGTTTTTTTGCGAGGTCGGCCCACCCTACGAACAACCGGGGACGGTGGTGGTGGTTGCGGTGGTTGCGAAGGTGTTATCTGGGGTAGTGGCCGTGAGAGCGATACTAAAGGTGCCCTCTGCACGTATGTGGGACGCGTATTTACCTGTCGGCTAATAGGCGGTGCTGATAAATTTTGGGGCTCAACGGGGACGGGTTGTGACTCGTCACGAGACAACATCTTTTGGGCTAATAGTTTTAGTGCCCCCACTTCTTCGGCCGTGAATGATTCATTTTGAGTGGGGGTTTCTCCGAAAATTTCGTCGATACGACGCTGCGCGTAGTTCCAGATTTCATCCTGCACCTGGTTGGCGTAATTATCGCTATCCTCCCCGAATAGCGGTGAGTTCAGTATTTCTTCGTAATATTGGGCCATTCGTAGTCGCTGCTCGACCTTATTATTGCGCCGCCTTGTACGTAGCCGTGTCGGTGCGGTTACAGGCGGTCCGGTGACCGCAGGAGCCGATATATATTGCGGATCTTCATACGCGTCTTCCGGCGGCCCCCAGCCCGTCGGTCCATAGCCGTTATTTGACATGATTAGCCCCTTTCTACTACGCCTCACTGTCATGAACAGATTATTATGTCATATCAGTATGATAACACGACGAAGTGTCAGTGTGCATATATATTTACCCACACGACCCGCCCTTGCCGGCGATATCGCAAACGTCAGCTTGCTCGTGGAATACTCGCCCAATGTGCGACACGGCGGTGGCATACGACACTACCCCCAGTGGCTGTCCGTCTCTGGCCCCGTCGGGGTAGACGGTGACGCCCCGTAGCTTGGGCAAATATCGATATAACATATCACCGAACGCCCGCACGGTTGAGTCGTTATTATGTTGCGAGCCCCAAGGGGGGAGGTTGATCGTGCTCGAAATGCCGTGATCCACGTATCCCTGTATCCAAGCCTGAAAGGCCACCCTGCGTTCAATATTGTCAGCTAATGAATACGCGTCTTCAATGGCTTCGGGTCTTATACCCTGATCAATCAGCCTCCTAGCTACCGGATCAACGACATACTCGTAGTTAACCATGTTGCCTTTATAATATCGTCGCCGATATGCTGCACAGAATAACGGCTCAATCGATGCGGTGGTCTCGGCCACAATCGACGTCGTACCGTTTGGCGCACACGCTCGGGTCTTTTTGGGTCTCGATATATCCCACTCGCTGGCCCATTTATTAGCGACCTGCCCGGAAGTGGCGTATATATCCAACAGCTGTCCGAGTTCATCGTCGGGGCCATATACCTTACTTCGTTTCAGCAGCCACTCGTGCACTCCCATTACTCCGAGTCCTAGTCGGCGATTTTTGGTGCGCACCTTATCGACGGCTGGGTAGGGGACATCTGAGTACACTGACCCCGCCAACAAAAAAGCAGTACCAATATCTACCAGCTCCTGCATGTGAGTTGCATCGCGTACATTGGCTATATTGATCGATCCAAGGTTGCAGATATCGTCCGTGTCGCAAGACGACACCTCGGCACACGCGTTGCGTAGATCTTCACCGGCGTTGTGTCCGATATCTATCGACAACCCCGGCTCGCCCTTTTTTAAACCTTGGCGGATCACCTCCCAGTATACATTTCTGGCCAGCGAATGCTTGGGGTGTTTATCGTTATCATACGCCCGAAAGAAATCGTCATCCAGACATACCGATACATTGGTCATATCCAAAGTGGCCGGTGATGCGAAGTCCTTGGACTTCATAGCTCTCACCTCAGGCGACCAATCCTTGATATGGATGAACTTCATGACATCGGGATGATCCCACCTTAACCCAGACCATATAGCCGATCGCCTTGCTCCACCTTGCATCACCCATCGTCCAATTTCGTTGATTATATTCATGAGCGCAAGGGGCCCCGACGACACCCCGCCCGTTTTGCGAATCTTAGCTCCCTCTTCCCTAATAGACGAATAATTGATACCGATTCCGGCACCGGTCATCAAGGCCATCATAGAGTTGTGGGCTAAAATAGACCACCCCTCTCGGGAGTCGTCAGCTCTCATAAGCATGCAGTTTTGCACTTGATGTAGCGGCCTACCGGCCGCGTACATATATCGTCCCCCCGGGATAAACTCACGAGCCGCGATAGCTTTTTCGGTGGCATCTACTAATTCACGAGATGCATCCACCGCCCCCAATACATGCTTGGCGACCCTTTTGGCTAGCTGCCCCCAGGTTTCCTGTACTCCGGATTTAAGGGTCCAGGCGTATCGGAGACGAAATACATTTTGGGCGAACGAGGAGCGAAACACGTCTAGATCAGGTCGATTCATCTTTGTCGTTTCCCGTGCACGGCTCGGCGCCGTTCAGATAGGCATGTAGCAGCAAAACGGCATCTGCTATGTCGTCGTCCTTAGCCAACAGCTCGATGCCGTATAGCTCCCTAACTCGACGTATCGCTACGTGTTTGATCGTGATCTTCCCCGCAATCCCCAATGTCTTTTTGTCTAGCTTTTGTCCACACGCCTTAGCTCGACGCTTATGTCTACTCAGTTTTGCGTTGCGATTTTTATCTTCTCGCGACATCTTTGTGGCCGTGACCTTCCGCCACTCCGAGGTGTTCAGGTACGTTAGTTTGATATCGGTATGTTCTTTGGCAAATGCGTCTAGGAACGCAAAGTGTAGGTACTCTAGCCCCTTCTGAGTAAACCTAGATCTAGCTCCGTTTGTCTCTTCTACTACTACTTCATCGATCGGCCGAATTCGCACCTGCTGTATCAACAATTCGGCCATCGCCTTGGCACCTAGATAATACCCCCAAGGATGTCTGGCGTAGTCCCTGAGTCGGCGGGGCAAAACGATGACACCGTATTTTAGGGAAGATGGGCCTATGTCGGTATCGATAGAGGCCCATCCAGTACTAGACGAGATATCGAATGAGAGTAGGCGCATCGGGGTAGCTACTGCGCGCCTCTATCCGACAATACGCGTAGCGCAAATTTTGTGCGCAGCTTAAGCTCCTTTGTTTGTTGCTTGTATGGGTCGTTGCAGGTGTCGTATTCAGCCTTTTTATTGGCCAGATCGACGTCGTTTTCTTTGGCGATCGCCAAAGCCTCCATCTCCCCAGCCAACATGGAAATACGCTTGTAGATCTGCTCCGTCGAGTCCGCAGCCACCTCGGCCTTGTACTGGTCATCTAAATTCTTGAACTTATCTTTGGCGTTGGGGTCGGCCTTTTCGTTTGTGGGGGCACCGAAATTTCGCGTCATATATTACTCCTAGTATGGTATAGTATCTACTTCGTTTGTTTCGCTTGGTTGTACCGTGAGCAGGTCACTGTACATAGAGTGATCATCATAACACGTACTGGGCTGGGCCTGCTACATTTCGTATTTAGATTTTTGTCCGTCGAAGTTGACAACAATTCGTGAATCAAACAGTTCCTGCATTTCACAGCTGTGATCAACCACAAACACAGCCCTATCGACCGAGATGGCTTTTAGTAAATCAAAGCAAGCTCCCTTGGCTAATGAATCCAGCCCTTCGAAGCATTCGTCGAGAAAAAGGTATCCAGGGAAGACTCCGGTTCTTTCCGCGATGACATCAGCTAGCGACAGATCAACAGCCAATTCGAGGGCGCTGTACTGCCCCCCGCTTAGTCCATCTCGGGCTGGCACCACATGTCCGTCTTTTTCCACCACCGGGGTGATCTCTTGCCGTATCTTACCTGCCCCGGTCTCTCTTTCACAGGCGAATCTAATGGTGGTGTTGCCGACATTAGGGATCAGCGCTAACCTAGCGTTGGCGAGGTCCGCGATTCGAGCTAGAGTTTCGTCAAAAAGATAAGACAGAAACCCCTTCACCAACACACAGAAATCGCTCTCCAAAGTCACCGCTCGCTCCGCCTCCTCTACACCTGCTCGCGCCCGCTCAACAGCAGCTACGGCTTTGTTCCTAATTACTAACGCGTCTGTGTAGAATCTCTCAGCTAACGCATTCTCCTTATGGGCAGCGGCGACCGCCTGTTTGGCGGCAGACACTCGATGCCCTATAGACGATACGGCAATCTGAAGTTCCCCTAGTTGCTGACGGACCTTTTCTTCTTCGGAGGTAATGACGTTGGCGGCATTAATGTCCCGATCGGCTGCGGCCTGTAGCCGGTGATACTCGCCTTTGGCGTTGGCGACCAACACATCTCTGATCGACTTGGCGTTGGCGATGCAACTACGTAGCTCCTGTTCCTGTTCTCTGAGAGCGACAGGTACGGGATCAGCGTTCCTTATCTGAGTTACTACAGCGCTGCGCTCCGCCATCAACCCTTTTAAGGTCTCTACCTGTGCGCGAGCATCTATGGCTTCTGCTATCACTTTTTGCTGTATGGCGATATCATTTTCACATCGATCGATCGCCGTAATTCGATTAGGATCCCCCGACCAAGAACGATGACACGTAAAGCATATCTCCGACTTCAGCTGCTTTAGTTCGGATCCTGTTTGCGCCAATTGAGACATCGCACCGTCGTGACGATCGATAATCGTCTTCAGTCCACTGACAAGATCAACAACCTCAGCCAATTCTTTTTCGGCACTAACCAAGCTAGCGCGGTGTGTTGCTTTATATAACTCTACTTGTTTCCGTAGTGCCTGTAACCTCTCCTCCACGTCAGCTACGTCGACAGCTGGTACCTGATCCATATCCGCTTGGGCCTGTACGATCTTAGGGAACCAGTCGTCGCGAATAAGCTCCACATCTCTAGCATGTTTGGTTGTTAGATGCAGATCAAGGTCCTTGAGCACCTGCATTTGCTTATCAAGTAACACCTGCTCTGATTCCAGTGCCACCACACGGGCCTGCAATAGATCGACATCAACCTGTGGTGACTTCGTTGGTTGAGGAGGTATCGCCTCTAGTAACGTCTGTTGACGGGCTTGGGCCCTGATCGTATCGTCATTCAAGGCGGTCAGCTTTTTAGTTGACTGCTCGATAACGCTCTCAAACCGATCCAGTCCAAGTAGCTCGGTGAGGAACTGTTTTTTTTCACGGTCCCCCATCGACAAGAATAGTCCCGGGGTTTTTTGCGATCGATACGTCAAGGCCTTTAGAAAACCAGGCCCAATTCCAAACGCCCCTACCAACCCTTCGCTAATAGACTTAGCTGATGTGTGGGGTTTATCTTCACCTGGCAGTAAAATACTGGCCGGTCTACCGCGCGTCACCTCCATGCTACCTTTGGCGGTCTCGATTTTTAGCGACACACGCATTGATTCGTCAGTCAACCAACTCCAGCTTTGTAGGGCGGTGGCGGCGATGTCGGAATATCCTAGCGCAAACGCTACGCCCTCGGCCAGAGTTGACTTTCCCGCCCCCGACGGCCCGACGATCAGGTGGATGCCTCTAGTAGGCAAGGTAATCGTCTGCTCATCTACCACTGACCGAAACGCTCTTAAACTTAAGGACGTCAACGAAAACGATGGAATCACGGCACGAATCCTACTTGACCAAAGATCGATCTAAAAGCCCATTCGTATGCATTGCCGTAATATAACACTGCTATAGGCTTGGGGATACATGATTTAGCGGGCACCGGCACCTTATTATCGTTGCGAGTCCAAAACACCACCCTATGACGTAGAAAACAGACCACGGCCTTATCCCAGACCGAATTAAACCAAAAATTAGTCTCCACAGCCGCGGGGACCAGCGCGATCACATCACACCCCTTCTGTGACGACTCCTCACACTTTCGTAGCCAATCAGCCATCGACGTGGCTCGCCCCCCACAAATTTCCGGATGAGGGGCAGTGCGTCCATACGGTGGGTTAACAAATATCCGTCCCGTCCATGGTTCCGACAGTCCGTCTCTACCGTCCCCGCCCCACGCCCTTGGTCCTGTGTAGGTTTGCTTGGCCGATACCCACCCCCTCGCGCTACCACAGGGGTCTAAGTCGATTTCCTGAAAGACATCAACCACCTTGTCTATAATCTCGGGTGGTGTAAGCCACGACTGACCGGTACTGTCTATGATAGCTCCTGCCATAGGACCCCTTTTAGATATAATATAACACGCTATCGCGTCCGGTAATCGGCGTGTGCTCGCTCGTCGTATAGTTGTTCCGCGTCCACGTACCGCTCGACGTCCTTAATCATATGCCCCATACGCAGCACCTCCTTGTTATGCAGTGATGGGGCGGTCGGGGTCCGGACACAGACTCCATCACAATGCCTACACGGTAGACCTTGATTAGCTTCGGCCGACGTATCGAGCAGGACTTTTTGAATCATGGCACAGTTCTGGCAAGTTAAAATAAACAAAGGCATGGTATGCCCTTCTTGGCGTTGGGCATCTAGCTACCAGTGCTCGTTAGCTGTCTCGATAGATGCGTTGCGATCCCAACCTGCAGCCTCGCGAGCCTCGCAACGCTCTAACTCGGCATCTCGGGGAAACACCACCACCCCACCCAGCGTCCCCAGTAAGGTAGCGATAGAGATACTGTTACGTAGCGCCTCTAGCACAGCTGGGGTAGCATCGAGGACGCCTGAATGAAATGCGTCGACTGTCTTCCCGTTAGCTGCATCGTATATTTGGGTGCCTACGCCGATTTTTGGTTGTATGGCGGCTATCTCGTCGGCGTTGAGGCCGACGTTGTTAAGTAGCCTAATCCACGGCTCGTGTAGAGCAGGGACCAGTACCTCATTTACAATGGATAGTACATCGGGCTTTTTGCTGTATTGTTTGACTAATAGATGTGTCAGTTTTAGTAACGTCCAGCAACCACCAGGCAACACTCCGCTTTTTAGCGAGCCCTGAACTGACCGCACCGCATCGTCACAGCGATCTCGACGCTCCCGAATATCGCCAGTCGACGATCCGACCACAAACAGCTTGGCGATCCCCCCTACTAAACTGGCTCTGCGCTCTTCAATTAGCCTGCGATCGAGTTCACTAATAGCATTCTTGGACATACCCGCCAGGACCTCGGCTCGTTCAATGACTTCGTCGGGGTCATTGACACCGACCAAGGTGGATCGAAAACGCAATGCCTCGAATTCCTTTGCTCTTCCCACCCATGGCAGGTGGTAGACATCTCCTTGGTCGTCTACTTCTATAGGCCGGGCCGTATCGAACGGCGCCGAGACCGGATCAAAAATTTGAGCGCCAGTTACCGCAGACAAATCGTCCAAAAACATAACCTCGCCGTTCATCAACGCACACCGAGGGGTAATCACGGGGTACACCTTTAGCGACCCTTTTGTCCAATTCAGCATCAGCGAGCCTAATACGGCATCGCTAAACCCATGGGCGACCAGCACCACCCCAGGGGCTCGTAGCTTCGGCATGTCGGCGATAGCGGGAGATACCCCGGTACCGTTATTGAGGGCATCCTGCAGGATATTAAGCAGCGGCATTGCTGTGGCGATATCGGTAATCGATCCATTGTATAATACGACACAAGGTTCTTCCAAAAAGACTCGATTATTGCTCTTGTCGTTCATGAACGCGCTCGACCATCGCGCCACCGAATCTTCGATCCCCGTAGGAATAGGAAATCCATCTAGTTTTTCGACCTCATACCCAGATGGCCCGCTTTTATCTGATAGACAAATGTTGCCGTTGTCTCCGATCAGATCAAAACACGACATCACGGCGTCGGCTAATCGTTCTTCGCCGTTCGCCGAGATCAGCGCGACAGAACGGCAGAGTCTACGTCCTTCTGAGGTAGATATATCCACCTTGGTGGCCCATTCTTTGATTGCTGGCTCGATCGTATCCTCAAAGATCTTTTGAATTGTCTGAACGATTCGTTGTGGCGGGATCTCTGGGTGACGTGTATGAAACTCTTGAGCGCCGCGCAGTAGCGCATAAGACAAAACCGTCGCGGTAGATGTACCGTCCCCCGCTTCACTGACAGTACGCACAGCAGCATCCCTTGCCGACTCCATAATCGAATGAGCAACAGGGTTTTGAAACCCTAAATGCTGAAACACGGTTACGCCATCTTTGGTTAGAATTGGAGGCAGTGAGAACTCCTGTCGCTCAATCATCACAGGGGATCCACCGGGGCCCAATGTAGCACCTACGATATCAGAGATCGTCTTCATCGTATTTAGGATGAGTTTATCTAGATCCGGAGAGCGAACCTTCACCAACTTCGCTGCGGCTTGCACTTTTAAATGTGCTGTCATATGTTACCTTTCGTCTAGCTCGACTGGAACGGTCCCTTACAGTCAAAATGAAAACACTACTCTCCCTGATAAAATATCATTTACCGGCCCTTCTCCTCGTCGAGCACGAGCCAAGGAGGCTTTGACGTATCTTTTACGTAACCGATCTAGTTCCTCTTGTTCCGGGGACACTACCCGAGGTTTACGTATATCGTCAAGTAGCTTTTGGGCGATCTGACGGGCTCGTTCAACCATCATAGCTGTTTCTATTTCTGTTTTTGTTTCGGCGGCAGAAGAAGACACGTTGATACCACAGGCCGTGTAGTCTGCTGCCCCAAAACCTAGAACATCACGCCTAGGAGGTATTTTTATAGCGGTATCTAATCGTTTAGGAGTTTTTGACATCTGCGAGGTAGAGGAGGTGTCGTGATACGAGGATTGCTTGTAGTTTTTGATTTCATGTCGTGTAAGTCCAAACACGGGGACACGATCGTTTGGACGTATCAGTCGTTTCGAGAACCACCCACCTTCTTGTCGGAAAGCGAAGGTTGTTTTATTTATCTTGTGGAATTTATTAAGTATTTTAATGTATCGTCGCACTGTCCTAGGCGATACATCTAATTCTTGCGCCAGAAACTTGTCTCCAGCGTTACACCACCCTCTACGAGCGAGGCTAGATATCAGTATCATACAGCGATTCAGTTGAGTGGAGAGTCTGTTGGATCTCATTTTGATAAGTAGTTGCTGACGATACTATAACACGGCGTCGAATGAATCACCACAACATCGTAGAAGTCCACTGTCCTCTAGATCTGTATTTTAATATATCACGTAGATCTCTATATGATCACAGATCTAGCGGCCAAAAACAAGATGGCTGTACCTAAAGAAGGAGGTTATTGGGAGATTTAAATAGCAGTATTTACTCCACTGTCCTCTAGATCTGTATTTTAATATATCACGTAGATCTCTATATGATCACAGATCTAGCGGCCAAAAACAAGATGGCTATCGATATAGAGGCATGTTATAGTTACGTTAAGGGATATGAACACTGCTCACTAGGTGGTGTACGAGAAATCTATGTTAATCACATTTATTGGAGTCCCGTGTTCAGGAAAAACCTCGGTGGCATCTCGATTATTCGCTGACCTCAAGGATCACGGGTTGTCGGTGGAGTTACTAACCGAACAGGCACGCATGTATATTGCGAAAAAAAAATACCGTGAAAAGAACGGGTTTACTGGGTTGGATACCAATGATCAATTTACTATTATGCGGGAACAGGCTATCAATGAATTAGCTCTAGCAGCTAATTCGTCTTCGATCGTAATAGCAGACTCATGTGCCCTGTCGGCACTTTTCTACGTTCCTAAATCAGAAATAACTCAGACTGCTATCTGTTTAGCTAGACGGATGGCTCCTAGGTATAGTCTAATATTCCGCTGTGCGGCTGTTGTGCCGGGAATTAACTATGATCCCTTGCGAATACATAGCTACGAAGAGTCAATCGCCCTGGAGCCTAGAATTGACGATGTGTTGGCTCTAGCGCGAGTAAACGACGATCGGATCGTGCGATTATATGGCGATAACAACACTCGCGCCCTAGATGCCGGTCGTATAACTACTGCTTTGATATATGAGGAGTTCAGGCGTTGAAATTGATTATTACGTCATCAACCCCCGCTGAGTTGACCGTGACGGAGGCCACGGAGTCTGATTTGTCTACCTTAAGATCCTTGTTGACTTTTCGTGATCGTCAGGTTGAATTTCTGGTCTCGAAACATAAACGGAACAGAAGGTGGAGGGATTCTGCAACCGAAACCTGGAAGAGTAAGTTAGATGATTTGACAGGTCAGATCACTCGATGTTTGTTGCTCTCCGATGATTCAGGCAGATGGTATACCTACGTTGGTCTGGCCTCGTATATTCAACAAGCCATGCCGGGGACAGTAGTAGAAAATCAAGTACAATACCCGGTCCCCGCACCTGTCGCTTGGGAGCATGTACCTAAGTATTCTCCTCGCTATTATCAGTCAGAGGCCAAAGCGGCGCTTTGGGTCACCAGACACGGCGCAATCAGTATGCCAACAGGATCTGGTAAGTCGTATATAATTAGTGAGCTGTGTCGTGATTTAGGAGTGAGGGCTGTAATCATGGCCCCTACTACCAGTATTGCTCGACAGTTATATTGCGACTTTTTGTCGCTGTTTGGTAAGAAAAATGTTGGTCTGTATGGCGACGGAAAAAAAGAAATTGGCAAGAGATTTACTATCGGCATAGCGGCAAGTTTAACTAGAGTTGAGATTGGGTCGGAGGCGTGGAATTTTTTCTCGAACAGCGATTTGGTTATCTGCGATGAATCTCACCTACTACCAGCCACCACCTTTGAGCACGTATGTATGGGGCTATTACGCACCGCCCCTTATCGTTTTTTTGTTTCGGCCACTCAAATGCGCACGGATGGTGCCGAGCTATTGTTAAGGGGTATAGTTGGTGATATCGTTTACCGGAAAGAATTCCAAGAGCTAGTGGACGAGGAATTCTTAGCTAAGCCTCATTTTGTTATGGCGCGGATCCCCTCAACTCACCCTTATCACGGAGACGATGCATTAAAGATGTCGCAGCATCACCTATTGTACAATAAGCGTATAATTGAACATGCGGGGCGTCTAATTAACGGGATGGCCAAGCAAGGCAAGAGGGTGCTGGTGTTGATAGATGAAATTGCTCAATTTGCTGCACTGCTACCTCAGTTGCGTGTACAGGTAGGGTTTGCACATGGAGGTTGCACGGCCGTAAATCGAGATTCGGTACCCGGGGAATATCGTAAATCCGATCCTCAGGCTTTGGTGCGAGCGTTCGACGCCGGTGAATTGCCTGTGCTCGTTGGGACTAGCTGTATTGGCATTGGTACGGATATCCGCTCTCCCGAGGTTGTGGTGTTTTTGCAAGGAGGAATGAGCGAAATACAGGTCACGCAGGCGCTGGGCAGAGGCACTCGGCGGGGGTATGTATATCCCGACGGTCATACCAAGTCGGATTTTTTATTTGTGGACTATGCCCCCGTGGTTCAGAATGGACACTATCAGGATGGTGTCGGTAAGATGTCCTCGGTATATCGACACGCATTGGCGCGATCGAAGATTTACGAGCAGATATATCCCAATTCGCTGAAGTGGGTGCAATATGACTAAAAAACAGTATAGTAGCGAGCATTTTTTGTCGTTTGTGTCAAGTTTAGGTGGGTTGTTAGATGGAGAGAAAAACACAGAGGAGTTTCAGAAAAAACAAGTAGAAACCTTATTTAAGGCGGAGAGGAGTTTTCGGCGTGCGTTGATTTGTCATCCTTCGGGCGCCGAGGTGTATCAAGCGTTTATTGATCATATTATGATACGCCAGCGTAATATATTACGAGCCCGGGTGTACTTTCGGGAGCGCGATGTCCGTTTCAAAAAAGATATTGCCCCTATTTTACGTGCCCGCAAGTTTCGGCGACTATTTCGTTTCGACATTAACTATCAGTTTATTAAGTTTGCTTTGGGGTGTCGTCAGTGGTCCGAAGATGCTCAGTCCCGGAAGCTTCTAAAGTTAGCCGATAAGGCCATAGCGGCTCGCAATTGTTTGATTCAGAGTAATATCCCGTTGGCGATCTCCCGGGCTCGGTTGTTTTTTAGTCGATCTCGGGGAGGACATCATACGTTTCTAGATCTACTTCAGACCGCGGTGGGGGGGATGTGTTCGGGGGTCGACAAATATTGCGGTAGCTACACGCCCGTGTTTCGGGCCGTATTGATCGGTCGCATGCTTGGCGACCTATTAGAAGCCAACAGCGATACTTTGGCTCATCTGTTCCCGGCCGATAAGCGTCGACTATATCGAGCGAGGAAGATTGCGGCCGGGCTGCGCGAGGGTCTAGACAACGTGGACTGCTTGGAGCTGACCAAGTTGTTGAATGACGAGGAACTAGCCAAGGGGGAGCCCCCAACCAGCGCAAATGATTTAGTTGCGCTAGTCAACGCGGCCACCGTGATCTTGGCCAGTACTCTGCCGTCGGGGGAGGACGATGATGGTCATTCGACGAGTTTCATTGAGGCATATCCAGACAGTTCCGACCCGGCCGACGTTATGTTGGAAAAAGCAGAATCTAGACATCGGGTTGCTGAGGCCATAAAAAAGCTGCCGTTGGTGGACCGTAAGTTGTTGCGCTTGAAAGGGATCGATCTGGCGGCTATCGCGTCGTCGTGATATAGTAGTAGTGGGGTGTTGCGGTAATTAAATCATAGAGGATGCCATGGTATTTCGGACAGTCAATAAAGATATAGCATGTAGCCCGTTTCCTACTCACGCTATTGAACCTGCGATCAGTAAGAGCGGATTCATCACCGCGGCCCCTAGGGCCACAATGTGTGCCTTGACCGTACGAGCCGAGTACATGCCACTGGACTTGCAGCGAGGTGATGTTGTTTTTGTCCCCTTGGAGTTCGCGAATTCGGTTTGGGGCAAGAGGCGTATTTCTGTCTTGGGGCTCGACGAGTTCATATTGGTTCCCGCCGAACAGATCTGTGTGATTCAGAAACACGAACAGGCCCGTCCGCTTCCCACTAGGGAGGCGAGTGAATAGATATTTGATTGTAGGTGATGTACACGCCAAGGTCGACGATCTTGACGATTGTCGACATCTACAGGAGCTGATCCGGACAGTGGAGTCCACGGAAAATCCCGATGCCACTATATTTCTAGGCGATCAGTTCGACGCCTTCGCCTTAAAAAATGTGATAGTAGAGCGCTGGTGGATGGATATGTTGGAGGATGGTCGTAAGAGGTACCTGTTGATGGGCAACCATGATCGCCCCGGCGACTCTGCGGCTGTAGGTAATGCCCTACAGGCTCACCGGGATCGAGCTGTCGTGGTCGATGTTCCGGTCGTGGTCGGAGACGTAGCTTTGTTGCCTTTTTATTTTTGTGCTGCTGATTTTGTGGCGGCGTGTTGTACGCCTGACGTGTTGCGAGCCAAAACGATATTCGCTCATCAGAGCTTTTTGGGGGGGCGATTTGAGTCTGGGATTCCCATCGATCAGCGCACTGATCCGTCGGCTGTCGAGCCCGGGGCTGTGCCACAGCAGTGTGTGATTAGTGGGCATATTCATGCTCCTCAGAGTGTTGGCAAAGTGTGGTATCCTGGGGCTCCTCGGTGGCGAAATAACGTCTCCGACGCTAATTGTGAGCGCTACATCTACTTGGTTTCGTTTGATGTGGGGGTGCCTAAGGGGATAAAAAAATTCTCGACCGGTGAGGTGTGTCGGCGGATGTGGCGTGTGGAGGATACTGAGGGCGTATGTGAGGTGTCGGATCTGCCCGGTCGACCAACTGATCGATTTGTGGTGGATATTACCGGCACGGCAGCGTATATTGAGCGACAAAAGAAAAAATGGTCGTCGCCAGGGGTCAGAATCAGGGCTTTTCAAACAGATCGACCCGGACCAAAATTGTCTGAGTCTCAAGGTGTAGAGGCGGCGTGGAATAAGTGGATGTCGGAGTACTCCCCAAAGCACGGATCGTCGCTAGAGGCGCTCCGTCGATTAGCAATAGAAAGGTTGTCGCCGTGAATGATGTACTTGATACCCCCGATGCAAAGGCTCAGTTGTTGCTGGCAAAGGATTTGACTCGACGGACAGGGATTTTGGTTGAGGCCCAGATAACGCAGCTACGTATTTGGCCTATGGTGTCGTTTGATGATGTTTCAGATGTAGAGATCAATCCTTTGGATGTGGAAACTAAGACTATCCACTATCTGTGGCGTGTGCGAAAGGTTCCGTCCGGCGCCGATCTGATGCGTCGAGCTGAGCAGTTAGGGGGGTGGGTACGATCGCTGTTAGGGGATGACTGGAAAATAAATATTAAAATCAAGCAAAAAAAGGGCGGGCCCGGAAGGTTGATATGGAACGGGCAGCGGAAGGTGGCTTTGTCGAATGAAGAAGGTGAAGGACGAGTCGAAGGAAAGTATGGGGCGGCGATGGTAGGATATAAGCGATATCGACTGCGCGAGAAAGACGCCATAGACGCCGTCGAGGAAGATAAGGTAGATTGGCTATGACACGATCTGTTATCAGGTGGCTATGTACTATGGTGTTTAGTGTTGGTGGTTGGTGTGAGCGAGATTCGTGGCTAGGAAGATGGTGCGATAAAACGTGGGTCTCTTTAGCTTCGAGATATTTTCGTAATCTAAATAAATCAAGGAGGTAGTATATGGAATACGTCGATCAATCGAACGTATCGGAGTATTGTAAGTGTATAAGGAGTACTGGAATAGATAGGCGGATTCAGCGTGTAGATCTCCGCGATTCCGATGAGGGGGCGTGGGCGTTTTTTTTGCCGACCTTATATGTCATCAAGAGGAATACGTGGGAGTGTTTCCGGTATCGGTTGGTTTTGTGTGTAGGATTCTGGGAGATTCGCGTCGGGGTCGGTCGAATCGACCACGACGCCCCCGGTGACTCGTCAGAAGCCGACGAAAGATGGTAAAAGAGGTGTCGATGCGTAACGACTTGCCCACGGTCCAGTCGACTGAGACGGCGGTTGGTAGGATAGGTAGGGCGCTAGATCGTCTCAGTGTAGATGAGCGGTCGATTTACGATCGATTTGTTCATATTGGTGGTCGAGAGCTATCTGCTGACGCTGCGGCTAGGCTATATGGGCTGTATTTGCAGGGGGTGTCGTGTGAGGATATCAGCAGATTGAATCCGGCTGTCGATTTGGCCACCGTGTTGGCCGCGAGAGTGCGATACAACTGGGACGAACGTAAGGATGTATATGTCGGCGATTTGATGGCTTACACGGGCGACGCAGTGCGTCAGACCGCTGCCGAGACCGTGCAATTGTTGGGGCTGATGGTCGCGGCAGCCAGCAAAAAACACGGGGACGCGCTGAAACGTTATCTGGCTACCGGCGATGAGTCAGTATTGGGGGAGTTTGATATTAAGACCATCAGGCAATTTCGAGATGTAGTCGAGATGATGGTGCGGATCACGGGGGGGGACAGCAAGAGGCAAGTGGTTATTGCTAGATCGATCCAGCCCGAGGCTCCTGTGTTGTCTGTGCAAGGTCGCCGGCTAAGTCCAGGGGAGGCTGACTCAATTCGAAGCGCCAATATGAAGTAGTCATGTTAGATCCCCAAATCCAGCTAGAGCGCCGTCTCTTATTGACCCCGTGCGCCTCCAAGGAGGGGCTACGGAATTGGCTTATTACCTATTTGGATATTGATCTGCCTGATCAAATTGTAGATCCTGACAGTAACTCCACCCCCTTGGGGGCGCTGTGGCAGATGTATAGCGCCATGCTGCGTCGCGATACGGGGTTCTATCGTCGAGTGTTGATGTACGCAGCCCGAACGGCCTGGAAGACGGTGCTGTTGTCGTTACTAGAGCTTCTGGGTCTACTACATCTAGATAGATCGAGTTGTCATCTAGCGGCTCAAGAGGACCAGGCACAGAAGGCACAGAGATACTTGCGGGCGTATTTGAGTCGGCCTGGGCTCGATGAGCTAAATGCCGGGAACAATAAAAGGACCCTGGCGGTGGCATTCGCAGAGCATAAGGAAACTGGCGATATCCTGACCCAGCAAGAATATAAGGACCTAGAGCGAGCGGAACGCAAAAAATACTGGCACTACGCCAGGTATGTTAAGGTGCTAGTCGCGACAATGAGCGGTACCAACAGTGAGCATCAGTCGCTGCTGCTCATCGACGAAGCTGAGTTGATAGCCAACCCCCACGCCTACGATGAAGCTAAGATGATCCCCGAGGATCAGCGGTCGGTGAAGGGCGAGCTACAGCCGCCTCTGACTGTTATTACTTCGTCCCGTAAATTTTCTCAAGGGATTGTGCAGCGAGAAATCGACGAATCAGAAAAGACCGGTACCGCCATTTGGCATTGGGGGATCTTGGACGTGACCCAGCGCTGTCCCGATCGGATGTGCCGACCGGATTTAGATACAGCTAAAATATGGGTCAATGACGAAGAGTTGGTGGCTGTTACTGCTGAAGGTTACGAAAAGCTAACAGAGATGGACCCCAAAAAGGCTGGCGAATACGCGCAAGTGGAGGTGTCGGGTGGGTGCGTGGGGTGTTTTATCGCGCCGGCCTGTAAGGGGCGCTTGGTTCGGGTGACCGATCGCGCCAGGCTATTGAAGCGTATTGATGACACGATCGGGAAGTTTCGTGATACCTCGGTCGAGCTAGCTCAGTGTCAGTTGTTATCCCGCAAGCCAGGTAACTTCGGCGGTATTTATCGATTCTTTTCTCGGTCAAAACACATGCTGTCTGTCTCGGAGATGTGGGAGACGATCACTGGCGATGTGATGCCATCGAGCTTGCCGCGCACCAAGGAATCGATCATTCAGCTGCTGATTAGTAGGGGGTGCCGTTGGGTTGCGGGGATGGATTTTGGATTCTCACACTTATTTGCGGTGTGTTTGTTTGCTGTGGACGGTCGCCGAGCATTTCTGATCGACGCCTTTGAGGTAGGTGGTTTGGAGCTATTGCAAAAAATTGCCCTTTGTGATCGTCGAATCAAGCGGTATAACCCAATCTGTTGGCCCGATGTCGCTTACCCATCAGATATCGCTAGTTTTCGTCGATGCGGTTATCGTATGATGCCCACCAAGAAAGATGTACTGCCCGGAATCGATGCCGTGCGCGCTAAGTTGAGCCCGGCCGGAGGTGCTGATCCGGAGATGTTTATGCTGCGGGGCGATGTGGCCGGAGACCTGCTGGCGCGGCGGATCGAAGGATATAAATGGAAGCTGAACGGAGCCGGGGATGCCACCGACATCCCCGACGAAACCGACGATGATCTCGATGACGCGGTGAGGTACGCTATTTACAATACATTTCGACCTGCGGGGAAGGTGGTGGTGTCTCGGGATGCGCCAGAGATAGCCGTGCCTCGTCCTGGTGCGGTCCCTAGGACGTGGATGACAGAGGAAATTCAAGCGCGTATCGGCGGTGGCTCGACGGTGGATGAAGGGGTCCCCGCGAAAATACGTAAAGGTGGCTTTTTCTTTGATGCCACGTGATCTAGTTGAGAGAGACCGGTCCGGTTGAATGAGGTGTTGGCCGTAATCTATTGCCTATACTGATTGGCCCGCGACAGGTCAGTAAGAGAAAGAACGAAGAGATTATGCTCCTAGCTAACGTAGTAGAAAAAGTTTTGTTTTATGAGGATGTCGAAAACTCCACCAATCCGCAACGTAAGGTTGTGGACTGGTCACGTAGTGCCACAGGGCTACCTTTCGAGGAGGTTCGATCAGAACGGTTTTTGTTACAAGTGGGAGGTACCAAGACTTTAGAGCCGGACGTAGGGGTCGTTGATTTGTCGGCCACTCCGGTGGATATTGCGCCAGCGCCAGGTAAGCAGACATGGGTTCAGATCAGAGGGGCGTTCGCAACAAATCCCTGGGCGAGTGCTTTGGCGGTTGCTGGTCAGCTATTGACCGCCACTCTACAGCCTGATGGTTCCTTGTTGTTGACGGGGGCGGGGTTGGGTGCGTTGACCTCTGTCAGGCCCGGCGATCGACTGTATCTATCTGGCGCCGACTATGGAGATGCCGGTGCGTTTTCGACGGCCAACCAGGGGATCTGGGGGGTGGTGTCGATCGGTGTCGGGGTAACCTTGCGACGGGTCTATGCTGAGGATGTGACAGGTGTTACGGAGACCGTCACGACCGTTGGTACAGGAGACATCCAACACCTGCCCGAGTCTCTGCGGCCTCAATGGGCTTTTATTCGCGGCCTATATGGGTATGCTGGCGTGAAGCTGATTACGGCGGCTGTATCTGGTTGGGTGGCTATTGCCGACGAAGCGCAGTTTGCTGATGCGGTTGGGGTGACGTTGGATTGTTTAGTGGTGGTACCTAGGTATATAGCGTATGTGCGAGTGGAAACCGATAAGCCGGTTACTGTAGTGGTTGGTGACGTCGGGGTATCTGCTAATGAGATCAGCTTGCTGCCGGTGTCGTCTGGGGCACCTGGATGGTATGAGGGGTTTGCGTTTGGGACTAGCCTGGCGATCACCAATGCGGGCGGATACGATAGTGCTACAATTAATTGTATCTATGCTTTTTCTAGTAGCGGCTTGTCCACGGTCTAGCGGAGTAGCGAACTATGAGCAAACGATCTGTGGTGTCGGAAATACTATCAGCTATGCCGACTGGCATACGCCCCCCCGATAAGCGCACCCCTTTGGATATCAATAGTCGCTCGGGGTTGCGTAATGTGTTGGATCAGAGATATTTGGCTAAGGGGGAGATGCCCGACAGTTCCCTGAATAAGACTATGGTGGTACCTAGGGACTCAAACACATTAGAGAAGTCGTTCAGAAAATTTTTGGACGGCCCCGAGGATTCGATCGAGCGGCTGGCCTTCGAGAGAGATCCACAGCGTATCTCAGAGTTTGCTGGCCTCTATCGACCTAAAATAGCGCTTATACCCGACACGCTACTCAAGCGAGCTGCTATCCAGGATGATCTGGTAGCGGCAATTGTCCACACTCGCTGTAATCATTTATCTCAGCTGGGCAGGAAGCAACCGAATCGACACTCCAAAGGGTTCGTGATGGAGATCGATACGGATATTGACGCGTCATTGGACGACGCGCAGAAAAGGAAGCTGCAGGATCGGATTAACAGAGCCGAGAGATTATTGCTGACTTGTGGACACACTAAAGGGTGGGGGAAGCAAGATAGGTGTTCGTTTGCGGAATATCTCTACTTATCTACTCGCAATGCGGTGGTGGTGGGGCGTACCGCTACCGAGGTGATCAGTGTCCCGGATAAAAACGATCCCACCAAACGTGTATTTCACTCTTTTCGACCTACTGATGCGGGGACTATCTACTATGCGGCGCCGTATCGGGACGCCCAGGAGGCGGTCAGGCAGCAGGCCAGGATACTACTAGCACAACTAAAAAACGAGAAGTTGGTAGAGGATAAATTCATCAACGACGAGTATGCGTGGGTGCAGGTGATTGAGGGTCGCCCCACGCAGGCGTTTTCGTCGGATGAGATGTTGGTACAGAATTTTTACCCTGTGACTGACCTCGAACTACAGGGTTATCCCCTTACGCCGCTGGACACGGCGTTGACCGCTGTTACTACACACCTGAATATTTCGTCGCATAATAAGCTGTACTTTCAGTACGGCCGGGCTGCGAGGGGGATGTTGGTTATTAAGAGTCAAGACGTTGACGCCGAAGTGGTCCAGGCAGTTAAACAGCAATTCAACGCCTCGATTAATTCGGTCTCAAATAGTTTTCGTATGCCATGTTTTGGGATCTCGCCTGACGATGAAATCACCTGGCAGCCAATCGATCAGGGATCGAGAGATGCAGAGTTTCAGTTTTTATCTGACTCAAACGCCCGTACTATTCTAGCCGCGTTTCAAATGAGTCCTGAGGAGTTGCCTGGGTACCAGCATCTTTCACGGGGCACCAGCAACCAGGCGCTGTCTGAGTCAAATAACGAGTATAAATTGACAGCTGCTCGTGACGTTGGGATTCGTCCCCTGGTGGCCAAGATCGAAGACCACCTTAATGACTCGTTATTGCCTCTGATCGATCCGGAATTGGCCAAGATTGTTAAGATTCGTCTAGTAGGTTTGGACGTAGACGACCAAGAAAAAGAGAGTGTGCGCCTCCAGCAGGATATGGGCGTGCACATGACCTACGACGAGGTACTAGGAAAGGTCGAAAAAGACCCGTTGGGGAAGGATCTATGCGGCGGATTCCCTTTGAATCAGCAGGTGATGGCGTATGTCGAGAAGTATATGACATTCGGCGAGATCTTAGCAAAGCTTCGAGGGGTCAAGGGAGCTGATAAGGATCCGTCGTTGCAATTTTATCAAAATCCCGCTTGGTTGCAGTTTTATGGGTTACAAGCGCAACAGCAAGCGCAACAGGCGCCCCCCGGACAGCCCGGACAAAACAAGCAGTCGTCTGACGGGCAGGGCGGTGGAGAGTTGGGGAGCGCGGTAGATCAGTTGGGGGCGATGCTGGGGAAATCCGAAGGGTTCCGAGGTACACTCAAGGCCCATCAGGCTAAGCTCAATCGATACATCATGGACACTTTTCAGGCCGAGACGGTTAAGCTTGTAAGTGAAATTGCGGACATCGCCGATATTCATAAGCCGCAGCCGCCTGTTGAGAAGAAATAATGACCCCTCGGCTTAGTCGTGGAGCTATCAAGGTTATTGAAGCTAAGATCGACGGAATGTATGATCGGCTACTCAATAGGCTACTAGGTACCTGTTCTCCGCATAAATCTCTGTTTATGTCGGTGGATCCATTCTTTTCTGTGCCAGGTCTCTATGCTCAGGCGGTGTCGGAGGAGGGTGGTGCGGTGGATCGTGATTTGGTGCAGGGGCTATCGGATGTGGTGTCTCATATTACCGACAAGCAGCGCTCCGAAAGTAAGGCGATCACTATTCGTAAGATCCAAGCCATCTTGGAGGATGTTAAGGCCGGTAGGATAGAGCCCCAAAACTTCAAGAATCATTTAGAAAGTGAGCTGATCGATACTTGGGGGAGAGTGTCGAGCAACGTCGAGCGCATTGTGGATACTGAAACCCAGCACGCCATGACCATTGGGCTACGTGAAGGGATAAGTCAAATAAATGCCGTACGGGGCATCGTTGATCCAGTATTGGTTTTCGTGGTAAAGAACGATCAGGCTTTGTGTGATGAATGCCGGCGTGTCCATTTATTGGACGACGGACATACGCCTAGGGCGTGGTACCAATCTGAGGTGTCGGCGGATTATCATCATCGAGGTGACAACGTTCCGTCGTTCCATCTCATGCACCCACATTGTCGATGTGTTATGGGTACTATTTTACCAGGATTTGGTCTAGATGGTAATGGCCGCATCACCTTTATTGCAGATGGATTCTCGGAGCTAGATTTCCAGCGCACAACGGGCGGTGGTGGCGGGGTGGAGGCGCGTCGCCGGTGGAGGGGGTAATCTAAGTAGAGTGGTTGTGGCGTCTAATCTGTAAGCCAGCGGAGAAAACTATATGATGAACCTGAAGAGGGTGTCGCAGATTAGCCGGGCGTTGACGGCCGATGGTGCTAGTGGATTTGTGCGCGTGGCGACGCCAAATCCTTTTGTGGTGGGCATGACCGTAAATCTGACATCGGCTGGCCCTGCTGTATTAGGTTTACAGATTTCAGATATCAAAGGGGTGGGAGGCAGTACCGACGTGGCCGTGTACCTTATTGATCCAGCCACTCAGGCGGCCTACGACGCTTCGGCGTACACCACCCTACTGACATCTCTGATCATTGCTCCTGCTCAGACCCTTTGGTACGAGGTCGGGGTAGATGGCGTGGTTCCCACACCGTTTACTGATCTACAGATGCGGTCTATTATGGACGCCATCTTGCCGGCGTCATTGTCGGGTGGGGTAACCGACGCTCAGCTACAAGTTACCCTAAACAAGTACGTGTATCCGGTATTAGGGGCAAATCTCTATCTGGCTATCTCTACTGTCGACGCTTCTGTGTCGGTGGGGGCAGGATCGTACTTGATGATGAGCACCGTTGATGTGTCTTTTGCGGATGGCGTCGAGCCGACCTTGGGGCAGTCTAAATTGTTGGCGGCTAAAATTTACGTGCCCTGTAGATGGGCGTCGACCACCACGGTACACTTCAAGACATCGGCGGGCACCGGAACGGTATTTCTCTGGCCCTGTACCTAAGGGGATTAGATGCGTCTGATTTCCGCACCAGCCACGGTCCTACATGCCCCGTTCACTACCTTTGGGGCGTCGGTGCCGGAAGACGGTAACTGCGTTTCACATGTGACGTTTCCTGGTGGCTCTATCTACGATAGTAAAGGGAACATGTGGACGCAGATAGGGGCCGTGCCTCAGGTAGCAACCTCTCAGCTGTATCCGTTGGGTTTTGGGGCTGCTAGTAGGTCCGGGGCGGGGCCATTTACTTCGAGTGTTAACTATTTTCAGCTCGACCCTTTGGGGACCGGTACCGATGTGCTAGATTTTGCTGGTGACTTTTTGGGGGTGGCGGTGTTTCGGCCTACCGCTGTGCCAACCGGTGTTCTGGTTTCGAACGGGCTATATCAAGTAGATGGTTATTACCTGCAGTTTTCGGGGTTGACCTTAAGCTTGGTGCAGAGTCAATCCGGCGAGGCTGATTTGCAGTCGGTGGGGGGCTGTGATGCCGACGCTATCAACGTGGTGTGTTTTGGGCGGGTAGGGGCGAATAATATAATTAAACTCAATCTTAATGGTCTTATCTCGGGTGTTGGGAAAACTATTACCCCAGCAACCACCCGGCCTGCTCGTATTGGTGTATATGGAGATGGTGGATCGGCTACTTCTAGCACCGTCTACGAGCTGTATTTTACCACTACGACACCTACCGATGCTCTCTGTATTAATATTGTCAATCATGTATTTCAGCAGCAGGGGACTATGGGCGAGGCGTTGATTGTTGCTAGGGCCATATGTGGGAGCTACGAGATATGACGGTTGTTTATTCACCGATTGACGGTATTCGCGTTAACGAAAAAGGGGTGCTAGTAGAATCCAGTCGCACTAACTCAATTTTGCAGTCGCAGTCGCTCGCCACCTCTCCTTGGGGCGTTGCGCATGTTACTGTCGCTGATCCAACGGTGACCAATAATACCGTTGATGTACTAGCCCCTGACGGGACCCAGACGGCCACCAAGGTGATTCTTCCGGCCGTGGCGGCTGGGGAGATGTCGTCGATACAACAGACGTTTACGGCTACGGCTACGGCATGGTCGGCTTCGATTTGGCTTCGGACCGCCACCGGGACAGCAACGGTGTTTTTGCATCTCATTACAGGAGCAACGATCAAAACTGTGCAGTGCAATGTAACTAGTGATTGGACTAGGATCTCGCTCAACGCCCAGACCCTTACAGCTGCAACGTGGATCTACGAGCTAGGGGTTGATTGTGTAAACGGAGACGCGGAGCAACCGGCACAGACCGTTTACGCCTGGGGGGCCCAGTGTGAGCTAGGAGCATTTGCGTCGAGCTATATTTATACGGTGGCCGGGACACAAAATCGCCCAGCTGATATGGTATCTGTTGTGAACCCATTGTGTAACTGCGATGATACTTGGATGATTGGCGGAACATTTACCCCGTACGTAGGATCTGCATGGAGTGCGGTCAGTTCTTCGACTATGTTGTGGGGCGTAAATGTTGGGACCGGCGCAAATACTGCGTACTTCTACCTCAACGGAACCAATTTGGCGTTTACGGTTCGCGACGTCAGCAATAATGCCAAAACTATTGCCGCTACTTTTAGCTGGACGACCGGCCAGATCACCAAACAGATATTTGCTAGTAACACCCGAGGGTTACTAGAGATATGGGTTGAAGGGGTGTCGGTGGGCAGTGTGTCCGGGACCGGAACGGGGATAATCAGTACCTGGCCATCTGCTATTGCGATCGGTCGCACGGGGACCGGTAGTCATTTTAATGGCTATGTGCGTGATTTCAAGATCGCACGACATGCGGATATAGCTAGGTTATAGCTGTGAGCGTGATATTGTATATGTATGCGTTGAGTACCTAACCTTCCAACCGGCGGATCTGCGATGAAAAAAATAACGGCAATTATCTTTAGTTTGTTTTTTGCGGTAGTCGCCCACGCCGTTGAGCCGGTGGTCGGCGTGATCCACGTAGAGTCGGAGTTTACTAGCGTGTTAGTATCGATGGTGGACTCGGAGCTAGCACAGGCCAAGGCCGCATCGGCAACGTCGTTGATAGTGTTGATCGACTCCCCCGGTGGAGGAATGGGGAGTATGCTCAAGGTCATCAAGGCGATATCTGATACGAAACTACCTACGGTATGTATTGTCGGCAACCAAGCAGCGTCGGCAGCGTTTGTCTTGTTGCAGTCGGAGGCCTGTACGGTTCGGATTGTTCGACCTTATTCTGTGTTGCTGGCGCATCTTGCTCGCTCGGCTGATGATACGCCGGCTAACGTCACAGAACTAGAGGAGAGGATCACGGATCTGAAACTATACGATCGGGTTATTGCGCTGCGGGTTTGTGGCCGAATAGGGATGACCCCAGATGAATATCTCAGCAAACTACAAAACGGCGATTGGGTCTCGTTGGGTGAGGATGCGGTGGCTAATCATCTAGCAGATAAGGTTATCCCCGGTGGCGTTGTGGTACAGATTGGGCCTCGATCGTAATAGTAGATGTAGGGATCGACGAAGAGGAGGCGATATGGCGTTAGGACGGAAGTCGCAATACGCACTCACGGCGGCCTGGTTGCTCACGATGGGGTGGCTCTTGCAGGCTGCCTTGGTGGCCCTGCAGGATCAGTTTGGCACCTGGATGGCGGCCATATTGGCCATCTACGGCGGCCTGGTAGGAGCACACACGGCCACTGACATGAAAAACGGTGCCCGACAGGACCCCACCAACTAGATTGTACGCCGCTGTGTTGTTGTGTTATGGTATCTAAGGTACCGTGCGACGATATATTCAGTATCAGTAGAGGGGGTCCGGTGATTCGGATTAAGAGGTTGCCCCCCACGACAAAACAACTAGTTGACGATGGGTCTCTCGGGTATGTTCGTGTGGAAGATGCGACAGGGCTAGCGCAGGGTGCTCAAGTCACGTTGAGTGCCGGTGTTTTGTCGGCGTCTGGTCTGAAAATTGTCGAGTTCAAGGGGGTGGCTGGACAACCTAATGTAGAGATCCGGATTGTTGATCCGGTGACTGGCAGTGACTTCGACGCCTCAGCGTACACGACCGCATTGCAATCTGAGTTATTCGTCCCCGAGCAGACCTTGTGGTATGGGTTAGGTGATGAGGTGTACTCGGACGATGACGTGGCTGCGGTGTTTCGTGCTATACTACCTGCTGGCCCAGGTGTAGCCAGTAACGTTGCGATCACCAACTTCCCTCCTCAACAACATGTTATTGTCGATGCCGGCGGTTCGTCTGTGGCTACGCCAAGTACAGTGATGGTATCGACCTCGGCGGTAACCTTGTTGCCTACGAACCTGCAGCGGCGAGGTGCGAGTATCTACAATGATAGTACAGGTACGTTGTATATTCAGGTGGGGGGTGAGGCGCCCGGCCCGCTATCTTTTGCTGCGAAGTTGTTCCAGGATGATTATTTTACTAGTGAATTTGACTATACGGGAATCATCCGGGGCATATGGAGTGGTGGTGAAGGCGAAGCTAAGATCGTGGAGTATAATCGGCCATGACCTTATTGGAGCAGTGGTGTATTCCTGTACGTTGTGGTCAATGTGGGGCGGTGGCCAGAATCAAGGCGTCAAATGTGGTGCGTTGGGATGATAGTTATCGGTGGAGATGTGTTGGGTGTCGGGGTTGGGGGGCGGTGGTCGTGCGTATACCGCTTTGTGTGCGGAGGGCGGCCAAGTCGCTGTCGATATGGCAGAGAATTAGGCGCCTATGGGGTTAGTTCGGTCGAATAGATTCAAAAACTTGGATCTAACCATCCCTGTGACCTGTGAGCTAGGGTGCGTGGTAGGGGATGTAGTGTATATGGTGGATTCTCGTATCGTTGCCCGAGTTGACCCTTTGTTGTACGCTAAGATGCCGGCCGCGGGGGTGATGATTGCGGTAAGCGGTGTCGATGGGGTGTTGGCCACCGGTGGGGTGATATATGGCATTTACAGCGGTTTGATCCCCGGGGGGTGTATTATGCGGGAGTAAATCACCGTCCTGTCTTGCTATCGACCCTCCAGGAGAGCCAGCGTCCGTTTTGCCAGCAATTGGGGGTGGCGGTGGCAGAAGATTCCTTGGGTATACTTCTAGGAGTGTCGATTTCAAGGTTATGACGAGATGCAATCTACGATGTAGCTACCCGTACCTCAACGGAGTGTGACCATGAAGCGCCGGCTATCAAATATTGATCGGTTAAGTGTTCTGCGGTGCGACGCCGAAATTCGTGCGGTCAACGCCAAGCGGGCTTTAGTGGTTCATTCGTTGACTCAGTACTTAAGGGACATCGACCCCAACGGAGTAGTTAAAGGGATGGAGACCGAGTTGGCGTCTTTGCTAACAGAGAAGGAGAGGTGGCAAGGGGAATACAAGGCGGTATTGGAGAGGGTGCTTGTAAAAACTGGAATAAATCTAACGAGCTACACCTTTGATGATTGTACTGGGGAGCTTAGCTCAATGACGGAGGAAAGGTAATTATGGCGACTAGAAAATTTCTGTGGCAGAACCTCGGCGATGGCTCGGGTTTTGTTTATTCCGAGGATGGGCTCACTGCGGCCGATGAGGTGGACGTGCAGGGGGCGGGAATTATTAATCTCAGGGCTCCTGTGGCCGACCAGGATGCGGCCACAAAAAAATATGTAGACGATTTGGTCGACGAAAACATGCAGTCGGCCGTTCAGCTTGATGTCGAGCTGACTGCCGCTGGCGCGGTGCCCGCTAAGAAGATCGTGTATTTTAGTGACAACGATGCGGTCAGCGTCGCAGATAGCAGTGACGCAGCTAAGGTGGGGGCGATCGGTTTCGCTTTGGCTGCTATCGCCGATACGGAAACGGGGACCATCCGACAGGCGGGGGTCGTTGAGGGGGTGTTGACGGGCGCCACTGCGGGTAGGCCTTATTACCTAGGCCACGCCGGGGACCCAGTACTAGCCACCGCCCTGGCCAACGGCGATAGGATCATTAAGGTTGGATACGCCAAGAACGCCACCGATCTATATATCAAGATCGACGACGTTGGGAAGAAGTAATAGCAATGGCGCTCTACCGGCCGCTCCGACTGGACGGGGGTGACGACGCCTTGGCGGAGTATCCGGTTCCTATTAACCCTGCGGCGGATCAAATCGCCGCCGCAGGGTTTTATCCACAGTACGGTACTGGATTTGATTTGAGCGCGGGGGTTACCCGGGATTTTACTGGTCGTCTGATGTTGGGCGACGATTTAACAGGCAATTGGCCCTTGCTGAACCTGTTGCAGTTGACGTCCTTCGCTGAAGTGACCTCGGATGTTTCGACCTCGTCTGTCGACTGGGTCGATTTGCTGACCGTCAATATTAAGACAGTGGTCAATCAAAACGTCTACTTATTGGCCGTGGCGACGTTTGGAATGGACGCGGCCAATAAGATGACGTACTTTAGGGTGTTGTTTGATGGGCGAGTCTGTCGTGGTGCGGGGGCCAGGTATCCCGGTACCCCCGCAACCACAGTGTCTATTTTAAGTCAAGTCGTACACCCCCGTGCCGACGCTCATACTGTCACCTTGCAGTGGAAGGTGGGGTCAAGTAAAGCTCGTATACGGCCCGTAACCATCCCCGATGCCGAGAGTTGTTCGTTGCTGGCGTTGGCTGTTGGGTCGCTGTGATTTGTGGTATGTGTTCTAGCGGCAATCTAACTACAGGCGTGTCGCGTTGGTATCTGCGAGGTCATCGATGAGCTTGGTTATATATGGGGTTATCGGTAGTGAGGCGATTGATTCTTCGTCCGAGATGTTGTCGGTCAAGGGGTGTGATATCTCCACCCTTGCTCAAAGCGGTGTGCTAAATTACGAGCACGTTGGCAATGAGGACGGGTCGTTTAATTCTATAATCGGTAAATGTATCAAAGCAAAGAAGATTTATTCGTCCTCTGATTGTGAGGACAGCAACGAAGAAAAATGTTGGGCGGCCACCGGAGTGCCTTTTATTTATGGGGTGTTTCGTCTTTTTGATGGTGCTGGCCATCCCAATGCGGTAGCGGCTGCTGCGATAATGAGAGATCAGGCGGCTCATGGCGAGGATCAAATCCTACGTCTGAGTATTGAAGGCAACACCTTAGAGTCTAAGGACGGGGTCTTGGTTTCCACGATTGCCAAAAACGTGGCTTTGACTAAGGCTCCGTGTAACAAGACCGCCATTACGGGGATTGTCGGCGACCCTCAAAAGGAAATGTCGGAGGACGGTGATCTATCTGATATTCTAGCTACCAAAAAAGGTGGAGATCTCAATATCCGGTTGTCGTCGGTCCCTTTTATTTATGCGCCGTACGAAGAACCTCTTGATGCGATCGATGCCTTTGTTGTGAACGCCAAAAGGGTAATTGAGTTGGCGAAAGCCATGACGGCCGGTGGGGACAATGTAGCTCCCTCTTCGTTGACGGGCGGTAGCGCTCTGATGCGCGAGGACCTTGGCGGCGACCAACGGAAGCGTCTGATTGCTGTTTGCAAGGCCGCTCTACGAGATCACAACCCTATGGTACATGGGCCATTTAGGCGGTTTTTGAAAAGTTTATTGCCAGAAGTCAGTGATGAGTTTTTGGATAGATTTCAGGAGGTTGCTGACGATCTCGATGTCAAGGCTAAGCTAAATTATTTACGCAAGGACGAGGGCGATCTGTCCGTTGAGAAGATGTTGAACGCGGCCAAAGATGATGCCTATGTCCGTCGAGATCTAGCTCGACACCCCAAGTTGCCGCCGGAGCTAATGCCTCAATTGGCGCAGGACAAAGACGAAGGTGTCCGTCGATACCTAGCCCTACACCCCCAGTTGCCGCCGGCAGCGATGTCTCAATTGGCGCAGGATTCAAGCGAATATGTCCGTCGAAATCTAGCCCAACACCCCAAGTTGCCGCCGGAGCTAATGCCTCAATTGGCACATGATGAAGACAAATATGTTCGCCAAAATCTAGCTGGACATCCCCAGTTGTCGCCGGAAGCGATGTCTCGGTTGGCACATGATGAAGACAAATATGTTCGCCAAAATCTAGGTGGACATCCCCAGTTGCCTCCAGAGCTGATGTCTCGGTTGGCGCAGGACAAAGACGAAGGTGTCCGTCGAAATCTAGGTCGACATCCCCAGTTGCCTCCGGCAGCGATGTCTCAATTGGCGCAGGACAAAGACGAATATGTTCGCCAAAATCTAGCCAAACACCCCCAGTTGCCTCCAGAGCTGATGCCTCGGTTGGCGCAGGACAAAGACGAAGGTGTCCGTCGAAACCTAGCTCGACACCCCAAGTTGCCGCCGGCAGCGATGTCTCAATTGGCGCAGGATTCAGACGAAGGTGTCCGTCGATACCTAGCCCTACACCCCCAGTTGCCTCCAGAGCTGATGTCTCGGTTGGCACAGGATTCAAGCGAATATGTCCGTCGAAATCTAGCCCAACACCCCCAGTTGCCGCCGGAGCTGATGCCTCAATTGACGCAGGACAAAGACGAAGGTGTCCGTCAATACCTAGCTCGACACCCCCAGTTGTCGCCGGAAGCGATGTCTCGGTTGGCACATGATGAAGACAAATATGTTCGACAAAATTTAGCTGAGCACCCAAACCTGTCGCCGGAAGCGATGTCTCGGTTGGCGCAAGACGAAAACGAAGATGTTCGCCAGTGGGTGTTTGAGTGGCATAATCCCGACCAATTAACCAAAGAGCACGTGAACGTCAAATACAATACCACCAAGCTCCGTAAGATTCGTGATCACATTTTGGCTCAGGGGAAGACTGAGATGTCTCCCAAAGACCTCCCTCCGGGGGACTGGAGTGTGGGGCGTGTGTCTTCGGGAAACATCTCAGCACAGAAGATCCAAGAACACATCGACCGGATGTCTGCGACTAGGTTTACTATCAGTCATGGCACCTGGGCAGGTGCCCAACGGCACTCTGGGGAGTCGTCCAAGGTTTTCCAAGTCGGGTTGTCGACTGACACTATCCAGAAACTGAAGGCCGCCGGTGTCTATGGGTCGTTCCGGAAGATCTATGACGAAAACGTAACCGACGCCCATCCCCATGGGCCGTCGGGAATCGGGTGGGTTAGGTGGACGGGCGATCAAAAGGGTGTTCACATCGACGAGGTACAGTCTGATATCGGCCGGCAATTCGGCAAATACAAAGAAGCCTCTTCGGATAAGCAACCCCTTGTTCCCGACGAACACCGCCAGAAGATCAAGGCGATTGTTTTCAGTGACCGACACCCCAACGAGGTGCTACACGAAGCCTTTCAACAACACTTACGTGACCGAGGGTGGATAGACACGCCGGTACACACATGGACACCCGAAACCAAAGCGCCCCTGTCCTCTTTGGATGCCAATAAACCGATCCCCGGTCACATGCAAGTAACATACCGGGATATCCCAAAGAAGATGGGCTGGGAGGAAGGGCGGTATGGTTCGTTGCCGACGCAGAAAAACAAAAAGCTAAAGGATAGTACGACCGTCGGTGACGCGGTGAGAAAAGCGGAGGAGCAGGTCGTAGGGGTGAACTGGCCTGATGTTTTTGTAAACGTGTCTGCATCAGAAATAATACGAAACGCGAGTATCCGTTATGGATAATGACAAGTTGATGAGTGCTTCGTTAGATGCCGCTCGCCGTGGTGATTGGCAGAGGGCCATCGATCTGGCCAGACAGGTGCCTAAAAATTGGGACGTCTGGCAACAATTCCCGTCGATCGCGTTAGGTGACGAAGGGCAGGGGGCGGGGCTCCCTGATAGCGCCGTACACGCCATCATGGATGTAATCCCACAACAAAATCTGCTTGGATTTCTCTACGAATATTCCACTAACCTACCGCCGACGGCCGGGGTGGAGGTACTTGGTAGAGTGGCCGATGCCGCAAAGGAAGACTATCTAACTACAGATAACGTGACCCAGCACCCAAACTTCAAACTCGACCCTCACTCTAAGGCCCTAAAAAACGCCAGTGACTTCTGGGCAACATACGAGACGGAGGTAGGTGCTCATCATTTTGCGGTGGTGAAGAGTCTGTTCACCGGCCGCCCCGAGGAAGTGGTGGATCATAGAGGTCAATCCGGTTCATCTGAGCAGCATATTCATCTGCTGCCTGATCTATCCGTATATGCCCAAGAGGTACAGCGCGCTGTATTACACGACGCCAATGATCGAGGGCATCAGATCAGGTACTTCGGCGCCGAGCCTCATATTAAGGTGTATCGCGGTGTTGGTGGCCGATACGCGGCGGAGATAAGTAAGGCAGCCAACTATGATCCGGTAAGCGGTAAGGTAGACGGCAAGAATTTACGTATTCCAACATCCCACTTGACCTCGTGGTCGACCGACCCTACGCTGGCTCATCGTTTTGCTACCACGCGAGCTACCGACCAAGAGACGGCGAACCGACCTGAACATCAGGTCGGTGTAGTGGTAGAAAAATGGATGCCGGTTAAGAATATTTTACACTCAGGATATCATACCGTGGTGCCCAGTCAGAATCATCCACATGCAGACGAGGAAGAGTTGGTGTTCGGCCATATGAACGAACATGTCAAGGTACCAACCACCTCCATACATTTTTTATCGCAACCTACATCGGAGCAGGGCTATCAGTACCCGTGGGGGTCGAAACGTGGGGTGGCTCGTCCGAGCCCCTCGACGGCATCAAGGTCCCCGGGGGCACTTCACAAAGACGAACAAGATACCAAGGAGCCTTATTGGTGGCATGGGACACCTAGTGGCGACATGAGGGGTGGATCGACGGGTCTTCATATCGGAACCAAGAAGGCCGCCACCGAGGCCTTAACGGCTCGTATCGGACACCCCGTGGAGGGTAGTTGGGATGGCACCAGGGAGTACGGTAAGACCCTGTTGGCCGGGAAAAAGACGTTACGGGCTCGTGGTATCTATCCCACCGGATATAGTGCCGAGTTGGCGCCTGAAGAGGATTTTTACGCCGATTCCATGCCACGGTTTTCGACCGACGTGCCAATGCTGCCTACGCATAAGCCTATAATATTTCCTGTCGCGATAGTAGGTAAGATGTCCAACACTCCACAGACACCTCATGCAGACTTTGCGGCCAATAGCAGGATGAAATCAGCTTTGCAGCGAGGTGTGGCTCGTAGGGGGTACTACTACGCCAACATTGGCGAGGACGCAGGAAATATCAGCGCGGTGCTACCTGGTCCCGAACACGTGCGGCGGCTTGATGGGTTAGGCAAGTCAGAGGTGGAAATCGACCCCCACGTGGTGGTGGCCATTGTGGCCCAAGATGGACTGGGGCGTATCCTATGGGGGCGGAAGCGGAGCAACAAAAAATGGTGTGTGCCGGCCGGTCACGTAAATTTAAACGAACATCCGGTGGATGGAGCCAAGAGGGAGCTGGGTGAGGAGACCGGTTTGATCCCTCGGCAGATGTGGTTGGTGGGGAGCGGGAATACCGCCGATGGGTCCATTTACGTCTACTACTGCGTGGTGGACGGTACTGTCACGCTCGCGCACGATCCAGACAACGAATTCGCACAGCTGATTTGGGTGGATTGTCTACGTGGTTTGCCCGACTTTATTCGGATGAATCTAGCGCACGCGCCCGATCTGGTCTGTGAGTTGATGGGGTGGCAGTAGTCGGTACGTGCCGCCGTGTTATAATGATGATGCGGGCTACCGACAAGGAGACGTATGTTGGAAATGAACATAAAAATCTACGACAACGGTAGGGTTTGTCGGTTTTTTGGCACAGAGCGCGAAATGGAGACCAAATTACGTCATATGTTCCCGACTGAAACCCAAAATGTTCGGGGATTAATTGGCTGTGTGGATGCGATTACTCAAGGTGGGTTCGCTGAGGTCGAGGTAGAGAATTGGCACGAACCCCCCGAGCGGAACGTGTTGCCTGAGGACTATCTTACATCTGACTCGGGAGATGATCCTTGGGTCCGGGAAGGGGACCGAGAGTAATCTGAGATGCGTTGTCCGATAGGCGAAAGTGCCGCGATGTAATCTAATCAACATGGCCCTCAAGCCGACCACCCTTTCAGTCACCGAGTTGGACCCTCAGCAAATTGCTTCCAGGGTGGTAGATCAAGTCGATCAATCTACTAAGTACCGTACCACAGATCCTACGCAAGAGCGGGAGTTTACGGCCCGAAAGAAACCCGCCCCAATCTATAGCCCTCATGATATAGACGAAGCCCCCGACGAAGCCCCAAACCAAGGCATTGAGTACCCGGCGATATGGAAACAGAAGGCTTCGCTGACCCCCACGCAGTTAGTTATTGCCCATAAGTTGATGGGGCATATGTCGTCTTCCACCCCTCTTTCTGCGCCAGATCTATATCGAGCCTACAAGCATTCACCACAAACCCCCGCCTCCGTTTTTTTGAAGTACTCCGTGCATCGGATCAACCATCTAGACGACTACGGCGATCCTCGAAAGGCACATGATTTAGATAAACAGTTCTTGGGGTTGGTGCAGAGAGGCAAGGCTGAGGATAAAAATGGTCATGTGTCTGTTTCGGATCTACACGGCTGGACACGCCGCCACGCCGCCAGGATTATTCCCGAGATACTAGCGATCCGAGATAAACATCAAAAACACATCTTAAGAGGTATTGGGTTAAATGTCCGGTCGATCAACGGCCAACCTCATGTGGCTCTGACCAGAGGGTTGGAGTCAGATTTTATGAGCGACGAGCATCCACTATCTAGTCACGCGGATAAGCCAGAAACTGGATTCGGTTTATGTATGCACCATAGTTGGGTACCGGTACGTGATCTATGGTATTCGTTTGATTTAGGAACAAAATATAGTACGGGGAATATGGGCCCTGAGGACGAATATCTGATATCCAATACGTTACCTAGGTATCAGGCAACTCCCAATGACGTCACGATGGGGCGCATTAAGCCTTATACATTAGATAGCGGTGTTGGCGTTCCTGAGAGCGAGTATGCGTACGACTCTGATACTGATCAGCAATTAGCCGCCAAGGTAAATGCGTTGCCGGCGGATACCTCCTCGGCTCTCGATGGGTTGTTAAATCAGATATATCAACTCCCAAATGCAGGTGCGGCCGTTTACGAGGCGGTCAAAAAAAAGCTCCCGAACTTCCACCATATTAAAAGTGACTACTATTGCTATAAATGGTATCCGCGCGAAGAGATCATGCGCGACTACGGCAATGTCGTTGATATAGCCCGTGCCGAACCTTTACAGAACCCCAATCTGACTTCACAGGATTTAGACAAATTAAGTCGGGCTGTATTAAATCCGAGTTTGCTTCGCCCCGAGTCGCACCCGGATCCCGAAAGGGCTAAGAGAGATGTCATTTTAGAGTGGATGCGGCATCCATCCATGACCTCACATGTCTTAGAACGTACATGGAAGAACACTCCGTCAAGCAATCCTCTTCGAAGTCGGTTATTGGAATCACCTCTAGCTACCCCCGTGATGCTACAGGAGGTAACTGACCAGATCGATGACGATAAAGACAACGATCACGCGGTTACGTCTTTATTGGGGGTCGTCCGCAACCCCCATCACACTGAAAAGCATGGACAGGTGGCATATGATTGGGCGGTGCGACATGGATTATTCGACGATACGGCGATAGTAGGCGGTTTGCATGCTATAGTCACCGCCGCCAAGTTGCCGATTCAGACTGTTCGCCAGATGGCGGACAAACAGGATACGTTTGCAGGTAGGCAAGTACTCAAGAGATACGTTTCCTTCAATCCCCGCGCCGCCCCTAATATAGCACAGCTCGCTGTTGAAGGAAAAGTTTCTCGTGAACATCTGAATTCAAGATTGACATCCCTCCGTAAGCTCGAATCAGAGCTACAGATGCCATATCTACGGATGTTACTAGATGGCGACGTGGCGAATATTAAGAAGCTAAAAGCGAATGTGTCAGGGCGCGATGCTTATGATGTGGCGATTAATTCTAGTTTGACTCCGGAGTCGATCAGATTGTTGAGTCACTATCCGATTAAAAGTGTTCGCAACGCGTTATTTCACAACAAATCCGTATTGCCCGAGCAGATCAAAGAAGCGTTTCCAAAGGAGCTACCGTTTCCTCAGCCCCCTACCCTACTGGCCCCCCTACCCTCAACTGGCGATCCTATTGCTGATGAGATAGCCGCTGCGTATTATAGCCGCAAGGCCTACGAGGATCAAAGGAACAAGAAACATTTAATCAAACCTCTGCCGCCTGATCTTGCGAAGTCTGATGTGGATATGTGGCGAGCGCAGGTCCGCGAGTGGTTGGCCGACCAGGAAGTGAAAGGGTACTACCTGGTAGTTGATCAAGAGCATGCCACTAATATAGTACGAGATCAAGCTATTGAACCGCAGTTTACCGATAGGTTGTTGGAGGGGGAGGCGATTTTTGCGCACAGAGCCTCTCCTGTATTTATCGGCAATTGGCACCTGACCGCTCATCCGGATGACGTGTTGGTTTATTTCGAGACTTCTAGTCAACCTCAACAACAAGGTGACGAGTACTACTGGACTGCTCGGATTCCAATCGAGAACGCTCGTATAGTCGATGTGGCCACGCCGCTGGCTAAGTTTCAAACGCCGCTTATGTTCCCGGGGTTGGGAATATCAGACGATCGTCGTGAAACCAAGATTATACAAACACCTACGGAACGCAAAGGTGTGGCGAGAGCTGCTGCCGCACAGGCGGTACGAGAAAATCAGGTCGGGGATGTGTCGTTTGATCCTCAAGTTAACATTAAAATAGCCAATAGGGCCTATGGTCGTTATCGGAAATTAGTGACTGAGGGATCTTCTCCTGAAGGGGTGACCTTCGAGGGGGTGGCGGGGGTAGGTCATCCGGGTTTTGGCATTAAAAAACAGGATAGAGAGCGAATCCCAGGAGCCGGATCTGGACAGTCTGCTATATCCATTGCCGTTGTGCCTGCCCAAGACAACGCGGGGGACAAGGGGGTTCCGGCCACGGTAGTCCACGAAAATCTACATCGTATTTTTTCGCGGGTGCAACATCGTCATGGCACGTCGGCCCGAAACACACTAGCAACGAATCTGCTATACGCCCTACCACAAGACACCCGAGAGGCGATATCGGAGCATATGTTATATCAAAGAACCGACCTGCCTCCTGGGCCTGGGTGGGATGAGGAAGCGCTGACCATGTTGGGATCGTACTTGAATGACCCAAAGGCTCGCAGATCGTTTCACGACAAACAACAGCACTCCCCTGAGCAAGAGCAGCAATTTTCGGAGAAGATGAAGCGAGCATATAAGACCCTACACGCTATCTCGGGAACTGTACACGAAGGGTGGTTACATCGCTTGCGTCCGTGGCTACATAAAGGGCAAGGTGAAGTGCCGGCCCATCAGCTAATTGACGTGGATTTAGGCAAATCGGACTCTATCGGGTTCATTTTATCGGACGAAAAGGTGTTTGGGGCCGGCGAGGAGTCGGCTGCTAATATGTTGTTGGGGCATAATAAGCACCACGATGTTGCCGTGGCGGCGGCTATGTTTTTGGTGGGTCGCAGCCGCTTGCCCGACGACGACGCATTTCGTACTGCCATGCGGGTCTATGATGGAGACTACGAGAGTGCTGCATTGTTCTCGGTGGGGCTAACTAACTCCACAGAGAATCTGCGAGCCCTAAGGGCCGCTATTGAGTTAGGTGAGTTCGATAAGACACTATCTAAGTCCGAGTATCCAACGACGCGCATTGGGTCCGTGGGGGCCGGTACAGTAGACGCACAAGATACTGCCAATCAAGTAGCCAGAGGGGTGACGGCCGGTTTGGTGCGAGCACTTCATCTCCGTGGCAAGCATTCGGCCGGCGCCACGGCGGTGCGTGATCCTCAGACAGGTGGTGTCTGGCTACTTAAGCCAGCTGCCAATAAGCCTAGTCCAGCTAAGGGGATTAGAGAAGACCCGTCCAGTCAGTCTGAGCGCGAGGCGGCTTTTTGGCATTGTGCTCAGGTAATGGGTTTGGAGAGGTATATGCCTCGCTGTGACCTATTAGTAGTCGACGGACATAAAGTAGCGGCCATCAAGCTGTTAGGCGATAGGTGGCATGGTTTATCGGAGCGCGACAAGGCGGTTGCAAATAGAGCTGTAGAGATTCTGACTCCATATTTGCAACGTGGAGATGTGCATCGGTTCGCGATTATGGATTGGGTGCTGGGCCAGGTAGATAGGCACGGACAAAACATCCTGACAACCAACCATGCTATTGCGTTGATCGACGAGGGGTCTACGTTTGCTGCCGCGGGCTTCAATCCGGGCTGCGATACTAAGTCGTTCGTCCCTTATTATCTTAGAGTATTTGCTCCGAGTGGTTTTTCTACAAAAAACCCCGACGATCGGGCGCGTGGTTTACCTGTGCTGGAACACGAGGTTGATGCACAGGTGCGTCAATGGGTCAAGAATATCGATCCCGCTACGCTATTAGAAACAATGTCTCGATACGGGATCGGCGCCGTTGCGCAGAAAGCGGTATTATCGCGGCTCGACGCCCTACAACACGCCACCGTGTCGTCGATTAGCTCGTATGTCAATCAATTGTGGTGTGGTGTTCACTCCCACGATTGATGAGTTGAGGTAGTTTCGGGGAAGACGATACGATATGGAGGAGCGCCAGGGCCTCAGCTGAGCATCTGTTTTCTGCCCAGTTTATTATTTGACCTTGAGGTAGCCCCAACATGCGCTCAATATACGCCAAAGGACATCTTTTTTGAGTGAATAAGTCGATGATTTTGAGTAACGCTGTTTGTCGGGCCTTGGCTATGGCTTTGTTGATCTTGTTGTCGTTTACGTGTCTGAAATCGCCTGTCAGCGAGCAGTCGCGACATATATTGATTGTTTCGCGATATCTTACGGTGCTGGCTATGGGCACTTGCAATATCGTATCCGTGTAGGATGTAGATATCGACGTGGACCGACATCCGGGGCATTGTGTCATTTGATTTGATCGTGAGCAGGTCATTTGCGTCTCCACTTCATCATCGCGTCGGCAATCTGATAGGCGCGGCCTACGATGGTGTCGGCGTATGGATCGACATGAGATACGGCATTTGCGTCAGTGACGATTCCTTGCATGGCTATCTCGGCGATCCGGTCCCGCTGTCCCGGTGCCAACGGATGCTCAGAGCACCACCAGTCGGCATATCGATTCACTCCGTGTTCGGCCTGTAGCACCAGCGCGTGATGACACTCACCTGGCCGTGAAACACCTAAGGAGATCCAATATGGGCACGTATCACAGCGCAACTGCGGATTAGATTCAGCCATTAGTCAATCCCGTCTCGGTGAGTTTCATGTTGTTGGTATCTTTATCTTGTTTGGTTAGGCCCCAAACATTACATATGTCGATATTATATCACGATCCTTTGAGTTGGAGGTAGATTTTCAACGCAAAAAATAATATCCCCAGTCCGGCCGCGTATATTAAGATGCGCCAAGTGAACTTACGACTCCAAATTAACCCAGCGATCACCACAGCAACGCCGCACCCCGGTATGGCCCAATTAGGTAATATGAAATCCATACTATTTGGCTCCGTGTAGGGTATCTACATAAATCTAGGGTACGTCCAGACGAGCTTGTCGGCGCCTTGAGGTGTCATTGGCGCGTATTGGCTTAAGTTGCTGATCATGTATTGAACAGCCACCGGATTAGCGGAGTGTAGGATGAGTTTACGGGGCCACATCAATAACCCATCCCTCTCCTGCGCAGTGATTAGTCGCTTTATTATTTCCCGCCCCTCGTTTTCGAGCCCAGGTACTCCGAGGTCGTTGTCGAGCGAGCAGGTGTCGACGTTGTAAGTGCACAGTAGCTCCCAGCACTCATCTACCGTCTTAACGCTCCAGCATTCCTTCACCGTCTTAGGATCATAGAACCCTTTTGGGGGCGTACGTTCGTCGTCCAGGTAGACGGCTATGAGATGTGTCCTGTACGTAGTCATGGTTGGCTAAAGGCGAGAGCCCTGGTGGTTTTTGTGATTATCACCTTTTCTATGTTTTGTACAGTGGATCTACTTACCCCGTATTTCGTAGATAGGATCCCAAGATCGGTCGGATTATAAGACAGCAGACGACCGTACACTACCTCTCGACACAGGTTGGCGTCATATCTACTACGATGCCCCTTAGTCAATCGATCTATCACTCCGCATAAGGTACGGCGCAAGTGGGCGGCTCGATCCTGTTTGATTGCCGCATCTTCGGGGGTGTCTTCGGGGGACGTCGTAGACTCAAAATAGGATCTAGCTCCGTCGCTGCTCGTGTCGTCTATCGATACGTCGGCCTGGGCTTTTGTTCGTACATTGCGTACCACGCAGGAGGAGCCGGCGCATCGGTATCGCTGGATGTAGGTGCGTACCCACTGAGCCGCGTAAAAGCGGAACTGCAGCCCTTTGGCGGGATTAAAGTTTGGAATAACATCCCTAATGATCGTCATTCTGCCCACTTGAGCCAGATCCTCTCGTTCACTGGATGGGCACTTGGTTTTGGCTACTATGGCGGCGATATCTCGCTCGCAGTACTTGATCAGCGCTTCGACGGCTCGTTTGTTGCCTGCCTTGGCTGCGCAGGCGAGGCGGTTTTGGTCGTTGGGGGTCATGGTTGGTCCTTTATTCGGGCTGCCGTATACGCAGCCCTACGGGGAAACGAGGGATGCCGCGTGCGCTTAGATTTTGATATTGCACCGTCAACATCTTACCGACTACTAGGCTCGGGGTCAAGAGGAATATTTTAAGATCCTCCATGTTACCTTTTAGTTTGACGCTGAACCGGTCCTTTGCGCCGGTCTCGCAGATAAACACGGCCTTGTCGGCCATCGTCCCTCTACCCGCTTCCACCCCCACTACTCTGTATTCAGAGTCTTGCATCTCCTTGACTTTCTGCAGATTGTAGCTACGTTTGTGTTCGTACCCCCCTTGGCTGTTGCGAATCATACATCCTTCGTATCCTTTACTTAAGGATTCCTGGAAAAATTCTAGTAGTTGGTCTTCGTCGTGTACCAAAAATGTCGGCGCCAGTAAAACCACAGAACCGCTGGCGGGGAGGTGATGTTTCAGATATTCCGACCGCTCGGCGAACGAACACGGCTGTATGACGTCGTATATATGATAGTGGATCATCTCCGCGTCGGGTTGGTTGGGGTGATCCTTACGAATCAAAGACGTTATTTTTTCAAAATCGGCGCGGAGCTGATGGTTGTAGCCCTCGCCATCGAGGAAATGTTCGCCGACGGGGAATAGTCGCTCGCAGGCTCGTTGGATGTGAACTAGCGAGTGGATTGGCTTGCGGGTGCGACTCCACAGTGTGCACTGTCCGTCTTTAATATGGGCGATAATTCGTAGTCCGTCGTATTTGTATTGCACAAACGCAGGGTAGGTGATCTTAGCTGCGTGGTCGCGGTATTTATGGGCTAGCATGGGGTCAGCTCCGCCTTTGATGAGCGCGGAGCGTTCGCCGGCCAAAGCGGCCTCGCGGGTCAATACGTATTTCTTGTTTTTCTGTTGCTTGGTCCAACGAGCCTCTGCCTCAAAGGCAGCTTGTTGTTGGGGGGTGGTTTCGTTTTTTCTGCCGATATTCTTCCCATCAGCAATGATATCGGTAGTGCGTTGTGTCGCCCCACCCTCCTGGCCCCAGGAGGTAATGATCGAGGTATCGTCGGTGGCGATATTCCATACGATAATCGCCCCGGTGTCGGAAAGTTTGTAGAGGGTAGGTAGGTTCATTGTTGATCTGTGTGTCGTTTGAGGGGTTAAATACAGCAATTATATCTGCTAGGCCTGTTTGGTAAAGAATCGAACTGCCGCCGCCACCGCATCGGCGGGTAATATCAGCTCGCTCAAGTCAGCGCCGCAATCTTGGCAGGTGGTGTAGTGTACTACGTCTCCGATCTTAAAGTAGTCGCTATGTGAACAATATTCCGGGTCGTTGTCGATCGACCATTCGGATCCGAGTTGTCGATCAATCGACAACATACCTATTTTTTCGGAGTGTCGGCGGGCGTACCCCATCCCCGTCGATTCGCCTCGATCTGTGTAGAAGGCCCGGAATCCTCCGACTTGGTGAAATATCTCAGCGGTACGGAACCCCGCCTCGATGCCGGCGGTGCGTTGGGTGGGGTCGGTGTCGTCTAGGGCTCCAGGGTAAAATCCGTGCGACGCGTACGGTACTTCGCCGCGCTGCAGGCAGTCCAGGATACAGGCGTGTAGGTAGGCGATATTACGGCGATAATGGGCGGGGTTCCTCCCTGCGTACGGGCTTTCGACTATCACAGCTCTGTGGTCCATAAGGCTCCTTAGGTTTCGATACAACGATTACAGGCGACCATACTATTACGTATCGTCGTGTGGTAGAATACCATACCCCATCGGAGATGTCAAGTCGTCGATTACTTCACAGCTTGATTGTAACACGCTCGGCTAGAATATCAAAGGCCCGCTCTAATCTATCAACATATGGCGACTACGACCAGCGTGGTGGGGATTTTTCAGGGGGAGATTATTATTCGATCGGCCCTCTCGTTGGCTTTGCGGGAGCTGCGCGAGGTCCCTAGTTTGATCGACGATGCGTTGGCCTCTTTGCCTCAGGACGATATCACCGCCGGCAAGTATGGGTCCAAGACCATCGAGGAGTGCCGGCGGTGGTTCCTGGGTACTCCTATACCCATACGATTCGGACTGTCGCTAAATCAGATTGTATCCCCTTTGATTGCGATTGAGAGTAGTGGTGGCGATGAGGCGGAATCTACGATCGGTGACGTGGATTATGACGTCAGCGAAGACGATCCTTATTTCGATGAGCACGGTCGTTCCTTGGCGTCAGTTCACGCCCGGGAGTCGTATCAGGTGGTTATGTTGGTGCAAGGTGAACCCGAGCTTCTCTTGTTTTTGTCTACGTTAGTGCGATTCGGTTTTCTACGTCACAAAGAAGATTTATTGGATGCCCGGGGGGTCACTCGGGTAACGTGGAGTATGGGGCCGTTTAGTGCCATGAATGGCATACCAGGACGGGAAAATTTTTTCACCCAGAATCTCCGAATCAACTGCTATGTGCGTCATAGTTGGCCGGTCCCCACGGCTGAGACAGCTATTATCACCAGTATCCCCGCTCAAACGCTTAATGCCATGTCGGTGCATACAGACGGCACGGCTACCAGTCGCCCCGTCACTCCGTCAGAACCTCCTGGCGGTGTCACCTTGAATCTAACGGACTGGGGAGAACGCGACATATCTTCAGGGCGTATCGTGAGATAGCGCGGTAATCTATTCATGGGAGATCGCATGTTACCTAAGATCACAGACAAGCAGCTGCAATATAAGAAACGCATCGGAACGTGTCATGGTAATCCGGTAATGGAAATGTGTACCAGCGGTGGTCTCTATATAGTGGCCGTAAGAAAAAACAACGCCGTCGAGGTGATGGGAACCGGTCCTCATAGGGCCGTGGCAAGATTTATCGCCAAAAAAAAAGAACCCACCATGCTGATCACTGAGTTGTCGAAGTCAGATTGGATCGATCGGCCCTCGATTGATAGCGTCCTCGCCAAATATGAGGCTTTGACCGATGCCATCAACGGATCCCTAGTGACGTAATGTCAGACAAAAAACACACGTTTCATTCTCTGCTATCTTCCGTGTTGCCTGACGAGGCGGTGGGGCTTGATCCCGTTGCTTTTGATGCTCTGGTACGCGGAAAAGGAGTTCCATTCCTACATCAACGAGCCATTCCGTGTCCGTCTGGTTTGATAGATGAAGGAGACGTGCATCGGGTACAGGCATGTCACCTAGGGTGTAGTGGGGGGTTTTTGTTCCGCGATATAGGGCGAGTTACTGTAGTTTTCACTTCGAATACTACAGATCCTCGTCGTTTGGATGAGGGGTTTTTTGATGGCTCTATGGCAATGGTGACATTTCCTCGATTCTACGATGATCCCAGCGACAAGAGGGTGATGGTGCATCCTTTTGATCGGCTATACCTAACGCAGAGAGATCTGCTGGTAAGTACATGGGATAAGACCCATCGTCGTAACGATGGCCTACCCGACAAAGGGAAGTTTCCTTTTCGTATTATCGATCACCTAATCGACTCTCACGGCGCCTGGTGGTCCCAGGACGTGGATTATGACGTTGTCGGTGGCGCGTTAGTGTGGCGCGAAGGGCGTGGGCCTATTCCGGGTACCGTTTATTCGATTTACTATCAGTATGAACCATATTTTATCGTAGATCGACTCCTACATGAAATACGGGTCATCCCCGTCCAGGACTATATCAACACTGACGAGATCCGTATGGAGCGTCTGGCGTTTGGCGCGGTGTTGACGCGTGAAAACGTGTTTGAATCCCAGCAGCAGGACGATCAGGCGGTGCGCGGGGATCGACGTCGTCAGCCTCGTCCCATAGATACCCCCGAACCTCAAGACGACTTCTGATTGTAATCTACTTTGAGGTAATATAGGGAACACTATGAACATCGACAATATCGACCACTTCCTTCAATCAGCTTTGGGCACTGAGGCATTTCGGGCGCTCCACAAGGCTACTGATCGATCCTGCGCCCTGCAATCTGTGGTAGGTACTCGGGCTATATTTGGGTGGCTGTCGCTGTGTTCCCGTTACGGCTTTGACGGTGCTTTGCCGGGGTTATCGGGGTCCTATTTTTATCTGCGCAAGAACCATGATAGTACCTTTACGGGCCAGATCAATCTACATAAGACCCACTATGAATTCGATGCCGTGACTTTACCTCACGTGGCCGCCGGATTGAGTGTGGCTCTAGGGGTTGATCAGGCACCTGATAGTGACCTCAAGGACTCGGCCCTGGCCGCCTTAGGGCAAAATTTAGATCTACTGCTTAAGGCTCAGGTGATCAAGGATACTAATTTACCAAACAATGACGCTTGCCCCAAGTGTGGCGGAAATAATATTAAATTGGCGATGATCGGCGAGCCGGTCAACGTATGCCAAGACTGTGACAAGAAATGGGCCGTGGAGGATGAGCTAGATAAAAATCAAGGGCAAGCTACGGCTCCGGGGGCGCCTGCGAGTTTCAACCCCCCGATCGGTGCCGTAGGAACCGGCAGCAACGAAGGGTTCACTGCCCCTAAGGGCAGTCAGTCTAAACGCTCAAAAAAGAAAACTGTAGTAGCGAAGCTGTCTTTGGCGGAGAGTACATCTAAGTGTACTGTATGTGGATCTCCCCAGATGAGAGGAGATAACTTTACGGGGTGTTATTGTTTGCGATCGTTAGCTAAGGGGGCCGAGGTGGTGGGCGTGGACGAGCAGGGGTACTCGGTGAGCTTCGATCCTGATATCTGGAGTCAAGACGATGTATCGTTAATGCTAGATATTGTCAGAGAGGGGCGATAAATGACCAAGCAGCCATTAATGTGGTTGGGTCACCCCGTTCGCGACTCCGAGCATATCAACTCACTGGAGCTTAATGCGGCCATCAATCAATATCACCACGGGATGAGTAGGGCCGATGCGGAAGCTCGGGTGAAGGACGAGGATCGTCGTGATAGGCATCTTAGGGCGGCAGCCCACCACTTCGAAGGTCTTCGCGCAGCCAATGCGGTTGGGTCCGAAGATGACGCCAAGCGGCATCATGAAATGTACTCGATGCACCTACGAGTTTTAGGTCTAGAACCAAACGGACCGGTGCCCATTGAGATACAGCGCTATCGAGACGCCGAGACGCATCGCCGCGCCTATGCGTATAAAGGGCACTCCGACGATCAATTGCTGGCGGATGGCGCCAAAAAGAATGTTGGAGACAGGTAATGCCACAATTAACTATCAGTGCTGTTTCGAATATCTCAACGGAGATCGAGCGTCAATTACAGCACGATCACCCCGAAGAGGCAGCGCGGACCAGCCAAGGTATTTCGGCTGCCAATATGGTGGTGGAGAGTTGGGCGCTGCAGAGTCACGGTAAAATTATCTCGCAAGATGGAGCTAGTTTTACGATCGAAATCCCCGCCGCCTATCTCGAAGAGTTGGCGGAAATCATAGAGCGCATTGAGGGTGTTAGTGGTAGTGAATATGCGGTAGGGGTAGGAGCGGATGCCGGCGAGGCTATTGTGGCTCGACGGGTCGCCGAGCAGCGCGGGGGGTCTCGAAATATCGTGCTATATACGCCAGATATTCACAGCGAAATCGAGGACGACATAAAGGATTCCGAGTCCGACATATTCGATGGTGAAATGAATAAGGCGGAGGAGCAGAGACGCCCCGGCGAGGCCACCCAGGTGGTTAGGGGCGAGGTATCGCCGCTACACACGCAACCCTCCCCTCCGCCTAGTCCGTCGATCAGCGCCGACCCCCACGCCCCTCCGTCAGGTGATCGGCAGTCAGCTCCGGAACCGTCTGAACAGGATCTGGTTGGGGCCATTGGGCAAGTATTAAGTCAATTCAAACAACAGGTTCCGTTTTTTGAGCAGCAAGTCAAGTCAGCGAATCGACCAGCCTACGATGCTGTGATGGGGTTGGTCCAAGGGTTGATTGCTCTAGCTCAACAGTTAGTAGGTAATCCAGCAACGAACGAGGATGTAGGTGAGGCGGTACAAAAAGCTGAGGACGATATGCGTAGGTCTACTGGACGGCGTAATCATCGATGTAGTCGGTGTGGCAACTTGGTGTCTGTGTTGAAGGACGGTCGAGTGGAAGCACATCTACACAGGCAGCTACGATCTAGCACCTTGTCGCCGTGTGACGGCGAAGCGGCGCTGCCCGTTAAAAAATCTGAGACCTCTAAGGTGGAGATCGATCCATCGAAGCCGCTGCCTGATTCCGATGCATTACGTAAGCTATTCGATTGGGCCCGGGATAGTATTATGCAACGCGGTGAGGAGGATTGGGGGGCCGATTTGTTCCGGGAGTTCCCTACAGGATTCGAGCACGAGCGTAGTGAACATCCTCATTTAGACGACCACGACACGGCGCTTACTACCATCCAACACCTCAAAGAGGATCCTAATTACTACACCAAGATTCAACACATGGAGGAGTCGGGGGTGTTGGGAAAAGAAGAGGTTGGGCGACATAGAGTGGTGCTACCTGTCGGTAGTCGCGGCGTGGGGGCCAAGGGGAATAGTATTAAGGTTCTTGAGCCAACTACAGGAAAAACCGCTTGGCACCAGATGGGTGCTGGCTGCAAACTGAGCGCCGACGGCCACCCTATTAGCACCAAAGTGACGGAGTGTGGTAGCGCCGACACGCCTGAACACCGAGCTGCTGCGGCTGGGTTAGTTGGTAGGTAGTTGAGGGTCGGATAATTCTAGATCGTATCTGATCGACGGAGTTGGTAGGTTTCGCTTCACCTCGCCCTGATTATCGAACCATCCCTGTGCGTCTACCCAGGTGACTCCGTCGTCTCCTTGGTGTGCATCTGGATGCCGATCGGGTTTGAGGCAGGTCTGCAGGTATATGCCGTCGTTGAAACGATTATAGCAGCGCTTGGTCATTTTTGTCGCCCCAATATTCGACTAAGGCTAGTGTGCCGATCGATGACAGGTCCATATTAGATCTCGTAAGTTATGAGACAAGGCAGAGAAAAATCCGTTATCAATGCAACTCCTTGGTGGCGCCTTTGCGGAGCTTGTATGCCTGGGAGACGTATTTCAGCACCACCCTCCCGAACCCCGTTGAGTAGCGGGTCGTCGCTGGCTTGACCACCACTCCTTCTCGGATTTGTTGTGAGGCCAGCTGGCTCTGCCCTTCCACTAATGACCGTAACATGTCTGCATCAAAAGGGCCATCGTTTAATACCGGCACGGTATCGAGTCCAAGCTGTTGGCAAATTTGGACTACGTTATCCCATCCTAGCCAGGTGCCGGTATCCATGTCGTAGATGTCGAATACGCGAAACCACACCTGACCAGGAGATGCCTGGTAGGTAAGGTCTTGTACGTTTCCGAAGATTTCGCCGTAAATGGCCAGCCCTTTGGCGATCGCAGCACGTAATCGATCTTGTAGGGCGTATTGACGAGCTATCAACCAGTATAGGTTTTCTTTGCGTACTGGAGTGGCCACCGGTCGCCGGGTTAGCGTACGCCACATAGAAAATAGCCGCCAGCGCCATGATGGCGGGGCCAGGGGGTCGCGCCAGAAACAATTATGCGATCCGACGTAGAATTTCTTGTCGACGTACGCAAAGCGCGCCTGAGTTCCATGTAGCTTTTCGGTGACGATCACGCGCTCTAGCGGTATCATTAGTTCTGGGTGTGTATTATATGGCTCGATGTCATAGCGCGGGATGCATGTGGGGGTTTTTTCTTGTTGGGATGTCCCTTTAAGGGATCTATTCTTGGTTTTGGTGCCACCCCATCCTTCCGGCACTTCGTCTTCGTATTTGACGATGCCTAGGATTTTAGATACGTCTTTCTGTGGGTATGTTTGGTGAAGGGGCAGGATGGAGATGGGGAGTAGAAGCCCTTCGGAATACACGCCTCGTAGCCGACGAGCCTTGATTCGTCGGTGGTCGCCGAGGAATTCGGTGCCCGGCACCGAGGCGGGCACCACTGACTCCACGGGCACATAGATGGCTAGATCCCCGGACCGAAAATCTCCGGTGCGAATAACTACATTCTCGCCGTACACCGTCACTACGCTGAGGTTGTCGGCGTTGGGGTGTGGTAACACTTCCCCGACAGAGATAATTGGGCAGGCGAATTTACTCATTGGTTTCCTTGTATCTCAATTGATTAGATCATGAGCGAATATGATACTCTGACTATAACACATGTTCTGCTACACGCGGGGGGCGGGGGCGGTTGGTGGACCCGTTTTGTGGACCCGTACATAGATCCACCTAATCTTGGCTCCTGGGGGGAGCGATATCGCACCTTCGGGTAGTCGCGGTCCATTGTACTGCGCGACTAAGATCTCGTCACCTGCTAGCAGCGACGTGGTCACCCTACGCACCTCGATAGGCTGATCGAGCATGGTGGTCAGGAGCTGCGCCGTGTCTGCGTGGCCTACACATGATGTGAACCCACCGTCGATCGACCAATTATGAAGCATCAAGCAAGCGTCTGTGATGCTGCCCACCTGTCGGCACTCTAGCCACCGAGTAACTCCGCATGTCGATAGGTCGTCCAGCATCCCCAGGCTGATGGCGTTTGCGATATACCGCATTTTATTCTCCATTTCGTTTGAGTCAGTTTATCCGGCCCACGGGAATCTCCGATCTGTCAGCGACTCCTGTAGGCGCCCAAAGGTGAGGGCGATCACGCTCTACTGCGCAATGGTCCAGGTCTTGTCACCTACGACGATGTTGTGGACCGACCATATAACATCGCCAGCTCTAGAAAATCCGTCTGATCCATGGACGATCCATCGGCCCGGACCTACCCTATACCCCTTGGGCTCCCTCTCTCCCCACGTCGCGGTATTGCCGCTCCCGCGTCGCGCCCATCCCTTTCCCCGACTAAGTAATTCGTACCGGTGGTGCGGCAGTACGATTGTAGATCCGCGACTCAGTCTCGGGGCACCCGCAAGACGAGCAAATATCTCGTCACTTACGATCGGGTGTGCGATCGTAAGTGACTCCGTCCGTGCCGTGCTGATGTCGTGGATCCCGAGTCGGGCGATTCTGCCCTCTACGGTCTCGGTTTCGGTCGTCATGATTTCATCTCCCTGTGTCGTCGTCATATATAAAGTCTACCATATATAAACCACAGTGTCAAGTGGCTTTAAAGATTAATGTCTTACCGACGCCATTGGTAGATCCTGTAGGCGCCCACTCAACGGGTGGAGTTACGGGGGGCAACTAGTTCGTCCCACGACCGGAGCACGGTCTCGGGTACGATCGCTGATCCCATCTGGGAATCGACCCACTCCCCGTCCGAGCCCCCCCGTGACAGCGCGCGGCTTCGAGGCGCGCTACCCGAGTCTGCTCCTTGCGCGCCAAATGCTCTAGTGCCCGACTGCGCGCCCAATCTCGCACGTCCGCCACCGGGATGGTGTCCGTCGGATCACTGCCGAGCAGTCCTTCCGCCAGTAAATGTGCCTCATGGTCATTGCTTCACCCATCCTTTTTGGCATGCATCACTGCAATTTGCCGAGAGTCCGAATCGCTGAAGTCAGCATCCTGCAGGTCAGCGCCACGGAGGTCGGCGTCCCGCAGGTTGGACTCGGTGAAGTCCACGCCACACAGGCTCGCGCAGCTGAAGTCGGCGTCCCGCAGGTCAGCGCCGCGGAGGTCCACGCCACGCAGGCTTGCATGACGGAGGTCAGCGACCCGCAGGTCAGTGTAGCTGAGGTCAGCGTAGCTGAAGTCCAGGCCCCGCAGGTCAGCGCCGCGGAGGCACTCACCTGACCAATTCAGTGGTTGTCCCGTGTCGTGATTCTCCAGCCAGAGCTGATGTGCATCGTACTCGATTTGATGTTTCACTGAGAGTTTCATGTGATGCCCTCCTGTTGGGCCCTATTGCCCACAGGGTGTGTCGACTCACCGTCGACACGTCCTGTAGGCGCCTTACTCCTGCTCCGCGCCCGGATTAGGTGACAATCGATGGCGGAGGCAATCCTCGGCGATAGTCGCCTAGGTAGTTATACTCCGAGTCGTAAGCGCACCACATTGGGGCGCCCAAGAAGGAATAATCTCCCGCCCATCGCTCCCACGCAGCGGCCCGGACAGACTCCCGCGTCAGGGCGTCTGCGGGTCGGACGCGACCATGCAGACACTCCATGCCCGCTGCGCCACATATGGCGCATCGTTTATACTGCGCGTGACACTCCGCAGTATGCCCTGGCGCCACTGGCCGATATGCGTTTCGCGGGTCTCCTGTACACCCTGGACACCTGCCCGCGAACGTGAGCCAGCGGCGATGGGCCGGCTCCGCCGCCTGTAGCTCTGCCCCCAACGCGTCGTCGATCGGGTGTGCGTATTCCACCATATTGTCTCCTCATCGGGCTCCACTGCCCGCGGGGAGGCTCGATCGTCGAGCCGTCCCGTAGGCGGGCGCGCGAGGCGCCCGGGGGATCAGTCTCCTATCGGGCTCTCGTAGCCTGGATAGCCTGCATGATCTCCATAGATCCTCCATCTGCGTGGAGAAATGCTAGGCGATAGAGCGCCTCTTTTCCACCATCCTGGAGGATGATCACGTAGTTTTTGCGTTTCACGGCGTCATGGTCCCGCCAATCTGGCGTGCGCCCCTCAAGCCGCTGCACATCCTCGATGCGCGCGAGCCGTTTGATTAAGACCGTGCCCCCGGACCGTTCGTAGATCGCCATATTGTGCTCCTCGTCGGGCCCTTTTGCCCGCAGGAATCTGTCACCGTCAGTGACCGACTCCTGTAGGCGCCCCTCCGCAGAGGGGCGGGGGGCTAGTCCGCGACCGGTCTACCGCCGGGTGTGATGATGCCAGCGGCACGGAGATCGGAGAGGACGGCGGCGGAGAGATCACGGTCGAAGGGGGACCCAAAATTGTCAGCCGTGAACCAATGCCGGCGAAGCGCAGGACAATCATCGTCATCACAACCGTAACCGCATGAGCATCCGGGATCGGTGTAGTCTACCAACTCGGCTCCGTGTTGTTGTGCGATCAGAGCGGCCCGCCTGCCAAGATGGCCACGCCCTGAACCAAACAGAAATTCTGACATAATGTCCTTTCATCGGGCCCTTTTGCCCGCAGGGTGTGTCGACTCACCGTCAACACGTCCTGTAGGCGCCCCTCTGGAGAGGGGTACAATCAGTTTTTGGCGGCGGCTCGCTTCATAGTGTAGCGAACCAGCAAGGGGATGTCAAGACAGAAGATCGATAGGATCCATATATAGCCGATATATCTCAAGGCGGTTACGTCAGTGAATGCGACCAACAAGCCCGCCAGGGCAAGCTCGACTCCGACGATAATCAGATGCGACAACCTAGGAATACTGTTTAGTTTTGGAAGCATGGAGGGGTCCTATTAGAGGTGAGTGTGTCGTACAGGCAAACTATAACACAGCCGGTCTAGGATGTCAAAGGGTAATCTATTAATATGTCTGACATCATCTGCCAACTAGATTTCGGCGAAGTCAAGAGCATCGCCAAGGACCTCGTAGCACTAGATGCCGAGGTACGCAAGAGGGCGGGGGATTTGGCCTCGCAGGCTCACCTACATTTACTAGAGCTAGCTCAACAAAACCTACATACCACCCGACAGACCTACGTGGACGCTCTACGGTCGGTTGAGGAGGTGTCCCCTGGGGTGTTCGTGATCGTGTTAGATAAGTCCGCGCTGTGGATCGAAGACGGCATGGAAACCCATGAAATGATTGACGATTTACTTAAGAATAACGCCAAAACATCTAAGTCCGGGTCGCGCTATAAGGTGATTCCGTTTGATATTGGTCGGGGCGGGGCCAGCCAGTCACCCGGGCAAAACGCATTAAACCAAGCCTTGCGCGCAGAACTAAAGAAACGGGGGATAAAATACAAAGGAATCGAGCGCAACCCCGATGGGTCCCCCAAAATAGGCCTGCTACATAGTTTCAATATTTCCCGCACTCCGATTCGTCCGGCTGGTACCGCCGGTAAGCCTGGGTGGGGAAAAGGGGCAGTTGGAGACGTGATGGCAGGACCGGCGAACCCAGGAGAGTTGTCTGGAATTCCGCTGTTGCACGGCGTGCGCATCTATCAACATGCCCTACAAAAACCGACTGGCGAGCCTGAATTCAATAAACAAGGGCACCAAAAGGCGACGCGCAACATCACCACCTTTCGTGTCGTGTCGTCGACCCAGAAGGGTACGGGCAAGTGGGTGCATCCTGGACTGACACCTCGACTGTTTTTTGAAAAAACAGAAACCTGGGTCGAGAACCAATGGGAACAGCACGTGCTTCCTGATATTTTATCTCGTCTGACCCGAGATTAGTCTCGCTCAACCGGTAAGAAGCGCACATAGAACCGCTGTCGTGACTGCGACAATAACCAGATAAGGTACCCGTCGATCGTTATGGGGTCGCTTGATTCGGAAATTATTTCGGCGGTATGGCAGAGACGATATCTCGATTTCGGGATAAGGAAGTATTGGGAACATAGAGGTCTCTTGTGTGGTTAATGAACATCCTCGTCTAGACTATAACATACCTAACTAGAATGTCAAGCGTAATCTAGCTATCAGCACATGGAAACGTCTATATCGCCGCTACAAGCCCCCGACTCTGCCGGGTCTTCTGTCGATCCAGGGAGTCGCGATGTCGATGCGTCGACCGCTGCCCAGCAGATTATTGCGTCGGCCGTGGATGCCTATTACGGTATCTTACTCGATTTGCGGAAGCGTGAGACCCAGCATCTAATAAGCAAAAATCGACTGCGTAGAGACATTTCGGCTCAGCAAGATACCACTCCATCTAACCCCCACTCAGGAAATATTGGAGTTGATAGCGCAACACGGAAGGCGGAGAAACCAATGAAACTCCATGAGCTGCTGAAGTCCCAGGGTACCAAGCTACCGACGACCAAAAAGGCCGAGTTCCCTACTACCAATCGGTTTAGCCGGAAATTGGCGGGTATCCGAGAGCAGGGGCAGAAGGACAGCACTTCGTCGCCGCAGAATGTCACCGGTATGATCTCTAAGTCGATCTTTAAGCGTATGGCCGACATGAGCAAGCAGGAGTTTTTTATTGACCTAAAGACCCCCTCTGACTCTCAGAAGAGACTTAAAGAGGTTCACCCCGTCCGGGAGGCCAAGGTGCCGTTTGGTGATTTTACGTCCAAGGCGATTGAGTGCTCGGCTTGTGGAGGTAAGATTACAGAGAACCAGCCTAAGCCGATCAAGAGCCAGAGCGCAGACGAAAACAGTATAGTAGAGGGCAGTGTTGGAGTTACCGACAGCAAAAACGACCTCATCGCCAAGGCGGCTCTCTTGTATCACGCCAAGAAGGCGCAAGAGAAATACGACAAGGCCAAGCCGGGCTCGGTGGAGTATAGTTTATTTGAAGAGAGCGCCCCCAAGGTATTACATCCCGACGACAAAAAAAATCAATCTCCAAAAAAGAAAATCGCCAAGGCGGCTGCGGCGATGTCGGCCCCTAAGGCCCCTACGGCCCCCGGGATGGGAAGCCCTAAGTTGAGTGGTGGGGCCCCGACCAAACCTCCGACCTCCACCGCCACGGCCAACACCACCGCCAACACGATAGGGAAGGCAGAGGAATCCCCCGAGGCCTCAAAGTGTAAGCAATGTGGACGCGTAGGCAAGAAGATAGTAACCAAAGCTATCCTCCCTTTTTCCGAGCAAAAAGGCGCCCAGGCGGCGGCGATGGGGGTCCCTCAGGGTTCTCAATCTGAGCAGCGAGCTGTCCCGCATGATCCTAGTGATTACGACCCTGACCTGTATCGACCTACCGGCCCCGTCAAGTCTGGGCTGCTCACCCAAGAGGAGTTCAACCAAGCTGGGGCTACCATGCCTGGGCTAGGGGTCACACCTCGGCCTGCTCAGCCAATTCGCAGCCCGGCTGTCCATCGCAATGTTCGGTATAAGTAACGGTCCTAATCTAACAGAAGACGCACCGAGGCGTATATAATGGCCTGCTCACGGCTAGATAATAATGAGACAGGAGATAAGAAATGACAATCCAATATGTCGATCAGGACGGAACACTCGTCATCCCCGGTGGATACGCTAAATGGAGTGTATCGCCATCTAATAACGGGCTGGCGACTCGGGGCGTGGTGTGTCTGGTTGGTGAGGCCGCAATGGGCAACTCCTACTCTGAAGAGGAGAGCGGACTAGGTGGTGCGTCGTTTGGTCCCGGGCAGTTCAAGTCCGTGGCCCTCCAGTACGGGTCCGGTCCTTTGGTAGATGCGTTTCGGGTGGCCTGCAACCCCTCTAGGGATCCTGCTATTCGCGGAGCCCCCACCAGGATCATTTGCGTAAAGACCAATACTGGCACAAAAGCTACCGGTACGTTTACGGGCGCCTATGCGGTGGCTAGGGCCAAGTCGGCGGGTGCCTGGGGCAATCTAATCAGCTGTCAGGTTACTGCCGCTGTCGCCGAGGTGGTTCCGTCGATTACGTCTGGATTTATCTATTTGGATGACACTGAATCAATCTCCTTGGCGGCCAATGGTGGTACCGCGGTGGTGTTGGATGTGACCGGCATCACCCCGGCGGCGTTTGTAACCGACAACGCAGCCGCGCTCGCGGCGGAAGATATTGCCCTTACGGGCGGAGTTAAGAGCCAGCCAGCACTTGGGCTGGTCATGGTGACAGCTGGGGTGGTGGCTGTCGGCAATGTGATTACTATTTCATTGACCGGAGGCACCTGGTCGTCTCAGCCAGCTACTGGCGCGATCTTGGAGATTGCCGACACGTCACCGATTACTGGTGGTAGTAATCAGAACTCGGGGCAGTACATCGTGACTTCGTCTAGCACCACCGGATTGGTGGCCACTAAGATTATCGACCTGGACGGCGCCACCCTGACCCCTCCCGTAACGATCGCTCCTGGGGCGACTGCTGACGTGGGCCTTCTCGATGCCTATTCGCAGCTAGTGTTCACCAATGCTGCCGCCGATGTGCCTGGCCTAGGTCGAACATTGACGCTATACCGAGATGGTACTTCGGCTAGTGCCCATTTGTTCCAGTCTGCCACGCCGGTTACCGCCAGTCAATTTATTACTTCCACCACCGAGGCGGCTAGGAATATTCTGGTCAACCGCAGCGTGGATTCGCTGTCTGAGTCTTTCCGAGTCGGCGGCAATATTGTTATGTCGATTGGGCGGGTAGGGGTGTCGGCCATTCCGGTTGTCGTAGGCGCGGTTGATATCAACTTCAACAGCTCGGAATTTGTCATCGTCAAGACCGACCTCGCCACCTTAGGTGACCTGGCGGCCAGGATCAACGCGCAGCCCAACTGGTACGCGACCGTTCCCGCCGCATTCCGATCTTTGCCTCTTAGTGTTTTGGATCAGGGAACATTTGATGCTCGTCAAAATGGCGTCGTATCTACCGGCCCGGCACGAGTTAAGAAAGACGCCTACGACGTAGCCGCCAAGCTGGCGACCTCGCGGGGTATCGAGTTAGTCACCGCCCCCACGGCGGGCATGCCGGCGGTACAGGCTACGTTTTTCTTGGCGGGCGGCGCAAAAGGGGCAACCACTGACCTAGCCGTTGCGGCTGCCTTGGAAGCCGCTGGACAGACTCGTTGTAACTTTGTTGTGCCTTTGTTTGCTAGGGATGCGACTAGCGATATTGCTGATGGACTCACTGACGCGGCGTCCACATATACGATCGATGGTATCAACTCTTATGTGTCCGAGCACGTCACCGCCTATAGCAAATTTAAAAAGAGGCGACCACGTCAAGGTTTCTGCTCCAAAAAGACCACCTTTGCCTTAGCCCAAACCGCTGCTCAGACTTTGGCTAATCCTCGGTTGTTGATGGGGTTCCAGGATGTCGTAGCTCTCGGCGCCAATGGGACTCAGTGGTTCCAGCCTTGGATGGGGTCGGTGGTGGCGGCGGGCATGCAGGCGGCCGGATTTTACCAGCCAGTTTTCAACAAGGCGATTGCGATCACCGGCGTGACTCAGGCGGCTGGAGATTTTGATTGCCAAGATGACGATCAGGTCGAAGTTGCCCTGTCGGCTGGCCTGAGCGTAATCCGCGAACGTGATGGAGGTGGGTTTGCTTTTGTCTCTGACCAGACCACCTACACGGTCGACGGTAATTTCGTCTATAATTCTGTACAGGCACAGTATATCAGCGACCTGATCTCCCAGACGGTCGCTCAGAGGATGGAGTTAGCTTTTGTGGGGCGAAGCTTCGCTGACGTGTCAGCGTCGGCCGCCTTGTCATACCTGAAAGGCATCATGGCCGATCTGAAGCGACTCAAACTCATCACAAGCAGTGACGATGCGGTGGAAGGGTACCGCAATGCGGTCATCACCATCTCGCCGCCGGCTATGAGGGTCAGTGCCGAGGTGAAGATCGCGTCGGGGTTGTACTTCTGTGTCGTAGATTTTTTGATGTCGGAAACCACGCAGGTTGCGTCGCAAGGGTAATGGCCCCCTAGAGGACAAGAAGGAGATTTAACTATGGCAGTCTCAAAAACTATGCATGGCGCCCGAGCCATCATTTGGGCGGGTAGCACTCCACTAGGGATCTTTAACCAATGCTCGTACGGGCGAAATTACGACATCACCCCCGTCTATCTAATTGGTCGGGTCACCGCTGCTGAGTTGGTCTACACGGGCGCTGAGGTGATCACTGTTTCCTGCTCGGGGTTCCGGGTCATGGGGCATGGTCCGTTTGCGAGTGTTGATCCTACAGGTAATGGGCTAGTTCCAAAGTTGCAGAATATCCTAAACACCGAAGATATCACACTTAGCCTACATGATCGTCTTGAGCCTGATCCCGACAAGGGGACTATCATGGTTCTGACTAACGTCAAGGCTCAGGGATTCCAATCGTCGGTGTCGGCGAGATCGATTCAGGATTTGGCACTCACCTTTATGGGCATCCATCTTTCTGATGAGTCAGGGGCGCAGGAAGAGGCGCCGGGTGCGGTCGATTTGCCGGCAACGGAATAATCCGGCTTCTTAGGATCCAAAACAAACACGTACAACGATAAATCCCGATCTGGGTGAGTGGAGATACAATGGCTCGAAACGAAAAAATTATTCGCCTAGGCAAAGCAATCGAGGATAGTCTAGTCCTTCAGGGGTTGGATGTGGTGGTCTCCTACGACGCCTCCAATGACCTGTATATGACAATCGCTGACTCGGGGCCCGCCCCCGTAAATGCAATCGTAAAACTAGACAAGATTGCCCAGCTGGGGAACAACCAGACCAACCCCGTCACCGGGATAGCGAATGACGTCTATACCCCACATGTGATCAAGCTTGGCTTTGGTGCCTTGGCGGCGGCGAACGGAACCTATACGATTGGTGATGATCTAATAGCTGGCGATAAGGCGACGATCGATAGCAATGACTTTGCGGCCGTTGATAGCGGTGCGGTAGGTGATGAGTGGAATATTATAGGCACCAAGGCAACTGGATCGGCCACCCTTCTGTCTGGTCTTACCGCTGGCGATGCAGTCGCTGCGGCCAATGTGCTGACTATTAACACGCATGGGTTTACTGCCAAAAACTCAGGTGCGGCCGGCGATGAGTTCGACATTGTCGGTACCCCAGCGGTCGGCACCGTCCAGGTGGGCGCAGACTTAATTGCCGGCGACAAAGTGACGATTGACGGACATGATTTTGTGTCGATCGATAGCGGGGCGGCCGGCGATGAATTCAATATTACGGGCACGTACGGTGGAGGCACGGTGGAGCTTTTGGCTGCCCTGACCGCCGGAGACGCCCTGGTGGCCACCAATGACGTGATCGTTGGTGGAGTTGCCTTTACTGCCAAGAATAGCGGGGCGGGTGCAAACGAATTTAATCTGGTCGGTACCCCGGCTTCTGAGGATTTGACCGTTGGAGCAAATCTGACCGCCGGCGATACCGCGATAATCAACGGAGTGACCGTTACGGCGGTAGATAGCGGTGCGGTAGGTGATGAGTTCGACATTGTCGGCGTACCAGCTGCTAGCACGGTTCAATGCGCTGGGGTAGTAGACACCAACACGGTGCTACTGGGAGGCGTCACGTTAACGGCCACTGTGGCGACCCAAGATGCCACGAATTTCATTGTGGGAATTAGCGACACCGAGACGGCAACTAACCTCTGCACTACCATTGCCGCCAACCCCACCTTATCAGCTCTGGTCACCGCC